ATACTTTTTAATGGTGGAAGATCGTTCAACGACTATGATCGATTTGATTTGGTTAGATTTAATGGAGCTGCCGTGAAGGTGATAAGAGTTACGACAGCGCTAGATGGTGGTAAAACGGAACTAGAACTGGGTTCTTTTACGTCGACACGGGATTTTAGCACCGTTTTCAATGGTACTTTTATCATTAATATTCAGCCCTCTTCATCCAATACAGTGCTGTATGTTCAATATCTGAACCAGTCAACGCATCAACTTGAAAACATAGTGGGGCCAATAACGATGACGACAAACAAGATTATGAGAGGCGGGTATTCAATTGGATGCGAGAAAAACTCACCTGACTCATACCCAATTCTGATATCAAATATAACGGACGAATTTGAATACTAGATATAGCTTATAATAAAGCCCCGTTAATCGGGGCTTCTTTTACCTTCCAAACACTTCATCAAATGCGCGATCAAACTCTTCTTTTTCTTCTTGCGTCATGCATTGCCCTCTAACTCTTTAATTCTTCTGGCTTGCTGACCGATTAGATCAGCTGCATTATTTAGCGCATCTTTAACTTCAGCGCTTAGTTTCTTTCTTGATAGTGTCCGCAATCTCACGGACGCTGGATGAATTAATCTTTCTGCTGTTGCTGCCACTCTGCTAGCTCCTGAACGCTAATACATGAGAACTTCCATTGATCGCCTTCCAACTCTGGCATATTGAAAAATTCATGATTAAGATAAAGATAATTGCTTGACCCAACACATTCACGCATCCACCCATAAACACCACAAACAACAGGGTGAGAATAAACCCGCCACTCACCATCGTCATCACACGCAAGACAGTGGCCATCTTTAAACAATCCAGCATCAGGAAGTTTCCCAATCCAAGACCTTACTTGAGATTCATCTAAGTCAAATTCCATCACTCACCTCATTAATTATTTTTAAAATGTGCCCAGTCGATATCTTTTATTTTTTCTATATCAACCGCAGCATCCTCAATTGAGTTAATCGCCTTTCTCAAATTACCATCTGCAACACCACTGCAACCAGCAGCGTTTCCGAGAGAAAGACCATCAACCAAATACTTATAAACACCTTTTTTAATATTGGAAGACCTTATGTTAGTTCTTCTTATTAGAACCTCTAGCCTTTCCGCGCTCTGACTACCGCGAGTCATTAGTTTTAGTTCTCTCTTTGGTTTATTGCTCACAGATAAAAATCTCCGATCAACTTTCTATCCTCAATCAAATCTTCAATAGAGCGCCTAACTCTACCCTTTCTAGCAAGCTCATCAGTAACCTTCTTGGTAACTGTTGGAGAGCTGTTGATGCGCAAATTAAAACAACGTTCTGAAAACTTTCTAACTGCTGGGTTCATTCTACCAACTCCGATTAATCAACTGGGGTAAATGTAACCCCAGTTACGATTGAAGTAAACAATTATTATCAGTTAATTGATAATTAATAGCTAAACTCTGTATATGGTAGCTGCCCAGAAACAAGCAACTTTACAGCCTTAACTGCAAGCTCTTCTGTAAATCCAGCAGCAATATAAACATCCTTTAACTGGCTGTTCACCATTGCTGTGTGATCATGATCTGCTGCGGCCTTTTCTTTTGCTACTCGGGCAGCTTCAATTTCTGCGTTACGCTTATCGATTATGGCTTTCTCTGCAGCCTTGATGTCGGACACGCGCTTAGATTCTGCACGTTCAGAATCTTCAACGCGTTTCTTTTCTGCATTATCAGCGTCAATTTTGCGCTGCTCAATAGCCTGCTGCTCACGAATTCTTGACTGCTCAACTTCTAATCTGGCCGCCTCTTCACGCTGCTGAGATTCTATTTTCTCACGCTGGACACGTTCGCTTTCTTCCTTAGCTTTCTGATCTGCAATTCTATTAGCCTCTTCAGTTGCCTTTCGAGCTACCTCCTTGTCCTGCTCGATACGTTCAAGCCTTGCTTTCTCAGCCTGCCCAGCTCGATAAGCAAAGTCTTTATCCATCATCAAAATAGCAAGCTCATAATCGGAATCAATCACGCGCTGATTTTCTTCTGCTTCAACCCTGGCGGCTTCCTCTTCCTTGATTCGTTTTTGCTCAGTCTCCCAGTCAGTTAGCGGCTTTCTTATCTCTGCTTGCAAATCCGTCAAAAATTCCCTTACCTTTTTTCTGTTTGCATCGATCTTCTTTGGCATTTCTTTATATTCAGCAGAAAGAGACTTTCCATTTTCCTCAAGATAGGTTTTAGAATTAGTTACCTTAGTTACATTTGCAGTTATAGCCTTTCGACCTTTTTCAGTAGAAATATCAGGAACAACTGATCTTGCTCTCTTTGCTATTCCATCTAAAATGCTGTCAATAGAGTCACCTTTTGTAAAAAATGGTACTAATTTAACTTCTTCCAACAAAACTAATTCATTGCTCATATCAATCTCCAAATATTTAATTAGGCCGCCAAAGTAGCGGCCAGTGGGTTGTTTATTTTATTCTGCTGATAACGATGTCAATTCTTCCACTTGACGAGGAGATAAGTTACAAGACTTGGTGATACCGCCTAAAGTATCCTGACCGCCTTTAATTGCACCAGCCATGCTCATCTTGTCGCTATCAAACCGCTCTTCTGAATAATATTGAACCTCAACAACAAGTAGCGGGATCGTCTGCTTAACTCGTACGCGCTTATTCTTTTGTATGTATGCCGTGTAACCACCTTTATCTACATGAGAAAGCGCGCCAACAACTAGACCGCCAACCTCTTCACCACCCCATTTAACTGTTTTATCACCAATAATTTTAACTGTTTTACCAATCCAACTATCTGAATCCTCACCCCATGCACCAGCCAACACGCGGATCATTCCTTTGTTTGGCTTATACGGCTTGCCATTGCACCCAGAGAAGTGAACGGTAATAGGTTGCTGATCTGAATTTGTAACATCAACACGTTCGATAAGCGCGATCAAGCTACCGTCGCCAACATCAACATAATTAAGTTGATCAGATTTTGATTGCATTGCTTTTAATACACTAGGCATTGTATTCACCTCCCATCTCTTTAACTTTTAACTCAACTTCACCAAGGAACTTCCCCAATACTTCGCGAGCAACTTGTATAAAATCTTCATAATCAGCACGCTTGATGCCAGTGGTGAATAAATTATTAACCTTGTTGCGGTCATCGAAATGACCAAATATCCAGTATTTAACCGAGTCATCCATAATCATCGGTGTTAGGCACTGTATTAAATGCTCAGGCGGCACTACATTAGCAATTTGATACTCGATGTGCTTTTTACCCATTTTGCTTTTAGTCTCATAACCCCCAACAACAACGCCATTTTCATTGAAACAAACTGCATCCGGTGAGAATTTAAAGCGCGGTAGAGTATCACTTACCAGCATGCCACACGGTACAAAATTAACTCCGTGCTTAACGCTTGCGGCCTCAACTGAAAACGGCTCTAAATCGCAACCGCGCTCCATTTCCGCCGATTGGTAATCGCTTATTTCAAGCTCACTTTGACGGTCTGAAACAAGCTCGAGAATTAAAGTCATTTGCTTATCAAAGCTCTTCTTGGTCTGCTTTCCATCTTTAACGCAAACTAGCTTGTTACCTTCAAACTCCCACGTTTTCCCGCCAAGCTCCCAGCTCAATTTAGCATTTGAATAGCAAGCACCTAGCGCTGATTCAAGCTTTGTCCCTGTAACGCATCCATGACGCTCTTCATGCCACCTATCGCCATTTTCCCCGCCTTGTTTAATATCTAATATAATCATTTGTAACCACCTTCAAATTAACTTGACTATTAACAACCTCTACCATGCTGCTAATGCGAACGACTTTCTCAATCGATAACGAACTGTAACCTCGGTTACATTTAAACGCAAGCAATTATTGAACTTAATTGTAACCCGTGTTACATTTACCAAAATCAAATATTAATAGGTGAAGAATTGAAGAAGTCAGATATTTTAGAGTTGTTCGGGAGCGCAGTAGCAACAGCCAAGTTCTTTGGGATCAGTCATGTTGCCGTTGTTAATTGGGGCGAATTAATCCCGAAAGCGAGAGCTTATGAGCTTAAATGCAGAAACAAAAAAGCTAAGGTTGATATGAGCCTTTATGATAAATAAGTTTTAACTAACCAGGTGCGCGGGGTTTGAATGAGTAAACTTACCGAACAAGATCCTGATAAATCGATGGCATCTAAAATGATGGCCCTGGCTGAAAAGGTCAAGGCTCGTGATTACAAACTAGCGCATGAGCTTCAAGAGTTGGCGCGTGAATTGATGGGTAAATGAATATGAGTTATGAATTTGAAATGCCTTGGCCACCAAGTATAAACGGATACTGGAGAGCAGTTCAGGGGAGGCAGATAATAAGCAAGAGGGGGAGAGAATACCGAGCGGCAGCAATAAAACACCTTGACGAAATAGGCTTGTCTGGAGAGATGCTGGAATCAAACGTTTCAGTTAGCTTGGTTTTAAACCCTCCAACACTTAGGCGTTATGATGTAGATAACTTCAATAAAGCATTGTTTGACTCGCTTTCAGAGGCTTCGTTTTGGGTTGATGACGAGCAGGTGCAAAAACTCACAGTGGCAAAAGGTGAAAAGGTAAAGGGTGGCAACGTAAAGGTAAAGATAGAGCTGATTTAAACAAAGAATAACTATCACTTAACTGATAAAAATATCGTTAAGTTATTTACTGATTTAAAAATGGAGAGTGGAAAATGAATTTAAATGAATACCAAAAGAAAGCCATGACGTTCGCAAAGTTTAAAAGCCTAGATTACCCGTTCGCAGGATTAGCCGAGGAATCTGGTGAGGTTTTAGGTAAACTGGCAAAGGCGCAGCGAAAGTGGGAGATGTGCCAAGAGTCAGTTCTTGAAAATATAGAGCATGGCCACTTTGAATCAATGAGCGACAAAGAGATCGAGCTTTACAATTCGATCGGTAAAGAGCTTGGCGATGTGCTGTGGATGGTTCAGGCTTGCGCCAGCGTGTTAAATATGAATCTTAGTGATATTGCAAATGAAAACATAAACAAGCTTACAGATAGGCTTGAACGAAACGTAATTTGTGGTAGTGGTGATGATCGTTAACTACCGCGCACCTAAACTAGATAAGTTTATTTAAGGAGATTGATGTGAAAAAGTTAACGCAAGAGCAGATAGAAGCTTTAAACGAATTTATTACACACTTAAGGTATGAATATGAAGGGCCTAGAGATATAGACTCTACAGAAGAATTTATGGACGAATACATATCAGTAAGAAGCTAAAAACAAAGCCCACTTAGGTGGGCTTTTTATTGGGTTTAATTTGATAAAAACAAAGATTGACATATGACACGCATGAGCATACGATACATATGAACCGAAAGTAACTAGGAATAAAAATGAAACAGTACACTTACAACAGCCTTAAAAACTTAGACAGCCGCCAAGAAATGCTTCGAAGTGACATTTCAAGCCTTGGTTGGCAGGCTGGTGGTTTTGGGGTTTTCAATGAGCAGGCGAGAATGATCACCCTCTCTGGATCTCAAGCTATCAAGTCAGAACTTGAATTATTTACTGCAAGTTTAAAGAATGGATTTGATGTTGATATGAATATTGAATGCCCAACACTGGCAAAATTGCTCAAATAAAAAATCCCGCGCCAACGGGAAATTAATCAAACAACGAGGTAATTGTAGCATGGGAAAGTTAAAGCTCAGCAAAAAGCAGGTAGACCTTATAGAGTTAATTGAAAAGTGCGATTACTTGCTGGTTAACGATGTTGATAACTCGAAATACCCAAAAAGCATGATCGAAGCGCTAGTTAAAAAAGGGTGCTTATTTCATTACGAAGGAAAACTAATGAGCTTATTATCATGAACCAACTAATAGCAACGCAAAGCTTAACAATGAGCAGTCGCGAGATTGCAGAGCTTACTAACAAGCGTCACGACAACGTTTTACAGCTAGTAAGAAAGCTTGAATCTGATGGAATTTTAACCCCTGAATTTCAGGAGACCAATCACAACGGAAGAATGATACCTTTTGCAACTTTGGGTAAGCGTGACTCTATGGTTTTGGTTGCAAGATTATCTCCAGAGTTCACGGCGGCAATTGTTGATCGCTGGCAAGAACTAGAGTCGAAACAAGCGCCACAACTTCCAGCTACATACCTTGAAGCACTGGAGCATCTAGTATCGAAAGAGAAGTTATTACTCGAGCAAGCCCCTAAAGTGGCATTTGTTGACAAGTACGTTGAATCAGCAGGCAACAAGGGCTTTAGACAAGTATGCAAACTACTAAAGGCTAATGAGACCGAATTCAGAGCTTTCTTGTCTGATAAAAAGATTATGTATCGATTAGGGTCTGAGTGGGTCGCATATCAAAACCATATTGATGCGGGTCGGTTTAGCACTTCAACGGGTGAAGGTAATGGCCATGTGTTTAACGTGGCTAAATTCACACCTAAAGGTATTCAGTGGGTTGAAGCTCTTTGGTCTGCAAAGGAGGTTGTTTAATGCGTTGGATTAAACACGACACTGACGCGAATAATGACGCGAAGTTACAGAACGTTTTACTTGATTATGGCCTTGAGGGTTACGGGCTTTACTGGTACTGCATTGAGCTCATAGCCGGAAAGGTTGATAAGGACAATATAACTTTTGAGCTCGAGCACGATGCAAGAATAATAGCTAGAAACGTTGGCTCCACTGCTCAGAAAGTTGAAGAGATGATGCGCTACTTTGTTAAGACTGGGTTATTCGAGAGCTCAAACGGTGCAATAACTTGCTTCAAGCTTGCTAGACGTTTAGATCAATCTATGACCAGCAATCCAGAGATGAGAAAGATCATTGATTCAATCAAGAATCATGACGGAATCATGACTGAGTCATGCAAGATTAGATTAGATCAGACTAGAGAAGATAAGAGTAAAGATATATGTGCTGTGCAAGAAGAGTTATTAGAGGGAGGTTTTGAAATATTCTACTCAGCAGGGTTGGTTAAGAAATCTAAAGCTCAGGCTTACAAGAAGTTCAAGTCACTTTCTAAGCAGATGAAAGCCGATCCGATAGAGTTTGGCCAGTTATTAGCTCAAGACGTGCAGACACGCATTGCTAAGCAGCAGTACGGAATTGATAAGCTTCACCCTTCGACTTACTTGAACAACCAGAGATGGACAGATGAACATGAAGAACCCAACAATGGACAGTTTGCGCCAACTGGTAAGCAATCAGCCGCAGAGCGAATCAACGCAAGAAACAACGCCAAATACGGACAGCCAAGCAGCGGACTGGGTATGGGCGAGAGCAGCGGAGATTTACGGGGAGCAATGGGTGAGGGAGAACGGAGAAACGCCATCACTTATGTGGAAACTAGCGCTGAACAAGATGGATCAATCAGCTGTGAAGGATGGGATTAAACAGATTATTGATAAGCGCATTGCATGGCCCCCTAATCTAACTAAGTTTTTAGATCTTGCTAGCGGTGTTGATACAGATGAGGCATATGACCACTTAATTAAGCGTGGGAAGCCCCGCAACGCTATTGAAATAAAAGTTTGGGGTGATTGCGCGTTCAATTGCAGAAGTATCTCTGAGGACAAATCTAGGGCGCTATTCAAAAAGGTTTACACAAAGTGGTACGAGATAGATCAGCGTGGAGAGATGCCAGATATAAATCAGGTTTGTTTGCCGAAAAACAGTTCTACAAAAAAGATAGACCACATAATCGAAGAAAGAATGCGCATGGGCATTGATAAGCAAAGGGGTAAGAAATGAAACACACGCTGAAAATACTACCATGCTATTTCGAGGCGGTTATTCGCGGAGAAAAGAAATTTGAAATTAGAGATAACTCTGATAGAGGGTTTCAGAAGGGGGATATCGTAGACTTAGTTGAGATAAAAGGAAGTGGGGTAGGTGCTAGATCACTTACTGGGAGGTCAGTTATTGTTGAAATAACTTACGTAACAGGTTACCAGCAAAAAACCAGAGTTTGTCGTTTTCGGATTTAAAACTATTTAGCGCATAGCGCAAAGGGGTGAGTGATGAAAGGTAATCTTAATAACTTAAATGATTTAGTGGCCGGAACTGTCGTTAAAATGTCTAACGGAAAATTTGGAGTTGTTAGATTCTTGATGGGTGAGATTGTTTTGATTGGTGGGGGTGGTGAAATATGCCAAGCAAGAATTTGCATTGCAGCCAAAGGAAGTGAGTCTTATGCAACTTATCGCCGTGACGGGATATCTCATCAAGGGCACAGTTACGACATAGAAAATATTGTAAAAATTGGTGACGGGGTCGATCTTAGCGATAAAGAAGCAAGATTGATACTTACTGATATTGAAAACGAAAAGGGGTGAGTGATGAGTGATTTAATAAAAGTAACTGGCGCGGCAAATCATACCGTCGGCGTTGAGTGTCCGCACTGTAAGCACTTCTTTGATGCTACTGACGATCAGCATGATCACGAAGTGACCAATGCCATGTTCGAGAATACAGCTGAGTCGTGCACCAACATGAACATAGAAATGTTTTGCTCAGAGTGTGATGGTGAGTTCATTTTAGATGAGTTGGTTTATTAATTAGCGCATAGCGCAAAGGGGTAAGAAATAATGGCTAAGTTATTTTACAAAACATGCAGGCACGGCAACGTTGGCAGTAACGTTATGTTTCACAATAAAGACGAGTTCGGATACGGAACAAACCTAAAAAACCTAGAAGTCTACACCAAAGAAGAAGCGCAGGAATATATGGATCGCCAAGATGGCAGTCTAATGCTTCTAAAAAGCGAAGTCGATAAACTGGCTGTTAAGCATGTCGATATGCAGTATCTTGATGAAACGAAGGGGGGGCCGTCCAAGCTAAACGATTTATGCGTTGTTCAGATAAACGGAAACTACGACGGCAATGACATTAAATTTTGTGGTGAGCTTGGATCAACATTTGACCTATCAAAAGCTAGGGTGATTAGTCACCAAGAGGCTTTGTTATTTGTTCGTGACGGAATGACGATCTGGTCAGCATCTTACTTAGAATCTATTTCTAGATACACGTTTCAAGCTGGGAATATAAACAAAAGAAAGATGATCACCGCTGGCGGCGTGAGGTACAGAACCCCTAGAGCATCAAGGACAACTGGGAAGGCTAGGGGGAATTGCCCTACTTGCGGAAAAATAACTTGGGACTTTAACCCATATGAAAACGCATATTGCCAAGATCATGACGATACTCAAGATAACTGGTCTTACTGATGAGCTGGCCCTTTTACGGCTATCCTGCGTACCACTTCCAGAGGGGTGAGGAAAGCGATACCCCTTTCGTCATCTCTCGAATGAGGTGGATACCCGAGGAGCTTAAGCTCGAAGTTAGCAAGAAGTACGAAAGCTTTGGGCCAGTGCATGGAGGAGAGAAAAGAAAGGCTGCTAATATCTGGCTGGATACTGAAGCCAGGAAGTATCGAAACGCCACCAGCAAGAAGGATGATGTTTTAGAGCGTGTGAATGCTGAATGTAACGCGCCTGAATCGACCGCTAAAGAGTTTAAACCGAATATTGATACAAGTGCTCCAGTTAAGCCTAAAGGGTTCTTAGATGGGCTTCTAGATGATATTGATAATAAATATAGGAATAGTAAAAATTGAAGGTTAACTTCATCAAGCAAGCTGGTGGCATATTGTCGCCAGCTTCAGAAATAGAGGCTTATAGGCTTAAGCGCATCAAGTCTGGCTTGGTATACGAAATAGATATCAAAGGGGGAGAGAAGAGAAATCGCGGATATCACGGTAAAGTTTTCCTGTTTATGAATTTTTGCTTCGAATATTGGTCAGGGTGCAATACCCACGTTGATTATCAAGTTGAAGAGGCTCAGTTTGAATACTTCAGAAAGCAGCTGGCAATCAAGGCGGGTTACTTTGACTACGTTGTTAATCTAGAGGGAAGCACCATGATACAGGCTAGAAGCTTGTCTTATGACGCAATGAGCCAAGAAGAGTTCGAGCAGTTCGGAAGCGCGATAATTAACTCGGCCATTGCTACGATATTTCAAGGCGCAGACGAGCAAACATGCAATAGGCTTTATTCATTTTTTTAGGGGGCAATGGTGAAGATTAAAGAAGAGGTGTTTAACGCTCAGAGTCTTGGGTTGGCAAAGTTCTTATCAGAGAACAAATGCAGATCTTGTGGCGGTGAGTGGCGCTACGCTAGAGGCCGTGGAGGGTGTGTGGATTGCCGATCAAGATATGGTAAAAAGTTTGTAGATGAAAATAAAGATAAAAAGAAGTTGTCAGATAAGCGATGGAAGAGTGAAAACAAAGAGTACCTGGCAAACTACCAGAGAGCATACAGAGCAAGAAAGCTGGAAGAGAAAATAAATAACAATAATACTTGCGGCAAAGTGTAACTAAGGTTACATTTAATCATCAAATAAATAATGGGTGGTTTTAGATGAGTGTACAGTTAACCCAAGCGATGATAGATCGCTATGTGATAGATAAATTAACAATGGCAGCTCTAGCGGCTGAAACAGGTATGTCTCAGTATATGGTTAGAGAAAGGCTAAAGAAGCTTGGTTTAATCCGTGCACCAGGCAAGGCGACAGGAAAAGAGAAAAATCATAATAGCAATCGGTCATCTTATGTAGATATCGTTGAGGCTAATGAGTCGAGAGTTTCTAAAATGGCACATGATTTGTTCAGGGTTCCTATCAAATAGCTGATAAATTTAAGCTAAAAAATAGAGCGTTTACAAATCAACGTAATAGCTCTATAGTTTGACAAACAAATGACCTCGAGTAATCAGCATGAAAAAGCGTGACCTCCGAGGGGAATGGACTTCCCGATTTATACACGTAGCAATGAATGCTACAAGCAGCGAAACATGGTGCTATACAAGGCTAAGCCTAGAAGAGGCAATGAAGACCTTCAAAGGGCTAAGCTTGAGATGGTACAAGCTAGAAACAAAAGAAGCCGTGTATCGTGAAAGAGTTGGGAAGGGTATGAAAAAGGGTAAGTGCCCGGGTGTTTATTTTAGAGTGGTGAGGAATTGATATGGTTAAGTATGTTTTGCTGCATTCGGTGGTGCTGATAGTGTATGGAGTTGGATTTATTCTAGCATCCGCCATGTTTCAAATGGCCAACGATAGGATTGACGCAATAGAGTCAAATGTTAATCCAGAACTGATTCATACCTGCAATCTGTATGATGATAAGCGTAGAAAGATTTGTGGATGGATAGAGGTGGAGTGATGGCTAGTTTCGAAAAGAATGAATGTAAGTTTAGCATGACACAATCAGGATATAGATTTGATTACGACACTCCAATGGAGCTTGCAGAGTTAATGTTTAAGTCTCCAGTTAAAGCGGTGAACCCTTACGACCCAGGCACGATAGCTTTCGATAGGTTTAACGAAAAGATATTAGAGCTAGCAAATCCAAACGATTAAAACAAAACAAAGCCTCCTAGTGAGGCTTTGTTCGTTAAATTCGTGGTAAAATAGGGTATGTTTTTATAGAGGTTTTACCTATGTCAGCACCAAAGGGTAACCAATTTTGGAAGGCTAGAAGCTCACACGGAAGGGGCAAGATATTCGAAACACCTGAGATTTTGTGGGATGCAGCATGTGAGTATTTTCAGTGGGTAGAAGATAACCCGCTATACGAAGAAAAGGCATTCCACTTTCAAGGGCAGGTAATCAAGGAGCCCATCGCCAAGATGCGAGCCATGACCATTTCAGGGCTTAGATTGTTCTTGGGTATCAGTGAGCAGACATTGCAGGTTTATGAACAGAGAGAAGATTTCTTTGGGGTCATACGTGAAATTAAAGAGACAATCTACAATCAAAAGTTCGCTGGAGCCTCCGCAGACCTGCTTAACGCCAACATTATCGCTAGGGACTTAGGCCTTACTGATAAAAAAGATTTGTCATCTACAGACGGTTCAATGAGTCCGGCAGGTAACACGTTCGATTCATCTCAATACGAGAAAGCTCAGGCTAAGCTTAGAGGGAAGATGGAATGATAATAAATGGCAAAGTAGTACCGACGTGCGGCAATTTCAACGGCATAAAAGCAAGGGGGAAAATGGTATTCATAGGAAAGCTTGAGAAGGCCAATTGCTGCTCAATGTTTTTTGATAGGTTGGTGTCGTCACTTAAAGAGCGTGGCGCAATAATAAAAGTGATAGATAGGACGTACACAGAATTAGACTTCAGGAATAGGTTTTCAGATCACGAGCTGTTAGATCTTCTCGACTCGTCAAGAGGGAAGACTTAAACAAGTGAGCCTATTTGATGATAAAGAATGGGGGGAAATGGATTTCTACGAACGTCTTGCGATAAAGGAATTGTCAGAAGAGTCGTTCATTAACTTTACTCGTGTATGGTTTGAACTCATGCAGGGTGATGAGCTATTGGTTAACTGGCATCACAGATATGCCGCAAATGAGGTTGATAATGTTGTAAGGCATGGCGACTCATCTCAGTCACTTGCTATCTGCTTCCCTCCTGGAGGTACGAAAACGGAATACTTTTCGATTCACCTGCCTGCCTACACAAACATGCTAGTTAGGACCGGCAAGCTAAGAAGGTTTAGAAATATGAACCTTTCTTTTGCTGATTCGCTAGTTAAGCGCAACTCTAGGCGTACTCGTGACATTATCGCGTCAAAGGAGTATCAAGAGTTGTGGCCATGCAACTTTGGCACAAACCAAGCCGAAGAGTGGCAGATTGTTGATGGTCGCGGAAAGGTTAAAGGCGAAACTATATCTCGCGCAATGGGTGGCCAGATCACAGGTGGTCGCGGAGGGTTCTTTGGCGATGGATTCTCTGGTTCCGTTAGCATGGACGACCCAGCAAAGCCAGAAGATATGTTTTCTGCCGTTAAGCGTGAAGCCCTAAACCGAAAGCTAAACAACACTGTGCGCTCTAGGCGTGGAGACAAGTCTAAATATCACCCGACACCATTCTTCCTGATTATGCAGAGGTTGCACAAAGAGGATCCTGTCGGTTTCTGCCTAAGCGGCGGAATGGGTGTTAAGTTCAAGCATATCAAAGTACCAGCGCTGGTAACAAAAGAGTTTCTTAGAACGCTACCTCCAGAAGTTGCGGCTGATTGCTGGAAGTGCATCAAGGATTCGCCAAGCAGAATCAAAGGCGGAGTCGAATATTGGTCATACTGGCCAGAAATGGAAGATATCGACCAGTTAATGGATTTGTGGGAACAGGATCCATACACTTTCATGAGCCAGTACATGCAAGAGCCTATCGCTCACTCTGGTGGATTGGTTGATACAGATTGGTTTCCTAGATACGAAACACTTCCTACAGATATTGTTGGGGGTGCAATTTACGTTGACACCAACTCTGGAATGGTTAAAGACCGAAACGACTACACTGTGTTTTTACTAGGCCTTACTGATTCAAAGGGCGATATCTATGTTGCAGACGTAAAGCGAGGTAAATGGGATCCGCTTGGCCTACTTGAAGAGGCTAAAGCTTGTTGGAATGGATGGAATAGTGCAATACCATCAACAATGAAGTTTAAGCTTAGATATATGGCCATTGAATCAAAACAGGCTGGTCAAGGTCTTATTCAGACACTGAAGAACGAAAAGGTAATACCGCTAAAAGAGCAAGAGCGCGGAACTGGCCAGAACAAGTACGCTCGACACTGCAACACTCAACCAACAATGAAAATGGGTAAGGTGCACTTGCCGGCGACAAGCACTGCAGATGGTGATCCAATAAACTGCACCAGGTGGTACAACGGTGACGATGCATATGCGACAGATTGGATGCTTCCATTCTTGGCGGAGCTTGACGGATTAACTATTGGAGTGCTAATGGATCAAGAGAGCGGATATGACGACCAGTACGATACGCTCATGGATGCTGTTCAAGACTTAGTTATTGACGGTGCGCGATCCTCCGCCTCATCCTTGGCCTACCGCCGAAAGAGATAGCGTGGAGATAAACCAGCCCCTTGATTGGGGCTTTTTATTGTCTTGATTAAAATAACTGTTGACGGTGGCGTTAAATAGGGGGTATATTGACGTCAAGCAATAACGCTGATGGAGATTGATGATGAAATTTAAATATTTACAGATAACAGATAAGTCGGTTTTGAATGAGATTGAAGCTTGCATAGTTTCTATCGAGACTAGAGATAAGTCCCTACGTGATTTAGCTAAAAAGTTTGGTGCTTATAATTGCCTGCAGTTCAGCGACGGTCGAGTTGCTGGGTTTGAGTTTTCATCAAGACCTGAAAAAACTACATGGAAAAATGTTAAGTACGGGTTTATGCCAAAGGCAAAGACAAGCGAGCTTAAGATGATGAACGACATTCCTTGCCAGAAGGACTATCGAGATACCATAAAGCAATATGGTTTTGGCGGGGAAATGATTATAGGCCAGCCTAACGGGGTCGGTGGATTCCCTATGCATTCATCGAGCATTAAAGGTAATAGAAAGACCTCGTTTTATGTTATCAAGGTTCCTTTTCAGGGTGATTTTGATAAAGAGGTAGATCAAAGCCTAGTAGAGATTAAAGAGTGGGAAATGCTCAAAGGTATTGATGATGGGAGCGATAAATAAAATGGCGACACTAGCAAAGCAAAGTATTAGCGACGCAGCTAACAAGTGGATTATCAAAGAGGCCAAGCGCCTCAACTGCTCAAAGGCTGAAATCGTGCGTCGCTTGTTGGATGCGGCATCAACTAAAAAGGCAGGGTGATTATTATGAAATACTTAATACTAATATCTTTACTGCTAACAGGTTGCGCCACTATAAATCAAGATATCGTTACAACAAAGGACGGTATCACGCAGAAGTGCAAGTTGGCTGCTAAGGGGTTTATCGGTTCCGCTGAGTCAATAATGACGTGTAGGTCTTATGATGAGAGTGGTAATTATATTGACGGTTCTGAATCTGTAACTAAAACAATAATAGGCGGGTAAGTGATGGATATTTCAAGAATGTATTGCCGTGTTGATAGTAAGCACTTTGATGAGTTTGTTAAAGAGTGCGGGAGTTTTTTTAGCGTACTTCCGGCAAGGGCTAGGATTATAGCAAAAAGCCAAAGGTCGCTTAAGCGTCAAGGCTATAAGGGATTTTGCCATGTAACAGGTAGTGGTGAAGTTTTTTATGTCGCAGAAGTCGGCAGTGATTTTGACAGCATAACCGAATTCACCGGCACATGGTCAATCTATAATAACGATAAGCCGCTAGGTGAACTAACAGATGAGCAAGCGGCTGAGCTGTTTAACTGGAGCCGTAAGGGCGGAGATGTTGAGTGCAGTAGCCTTGATTGGAGCTTGGTATCTCCTGTATCATGGTTGCCAGAGGTGGCATACCGAGCCAAGTCAAAATCAGAGCGTGACTTGTTTATTGAGGCTGGGGTTAAGCTTTATGTTGATGATGGCGGTGAAAAAGATGTCAGCCCCGATGGTTCAGTAGTTAGCTGGTTCGGGATGATGTTCGACTCAGGCAAGTTTAAGTTAGCATTGGATAAAGCACTAGAAGCAACCAAGATTGAGGAGTAGGGTGTGATGAGTAAGTATTTTGATAACTGCATGGGTAATGCGATACATCAGCACCTGAGCAGGGTTGACAATCTTGGCGCTGAAAATGATGTAAGAATGCTAATAAAGTCGACAAAAAAGCACAGGCCAAGAGGAAAAGCCTTCTTGATTATGTATGAGCTAGCTCCAAAAGCCCGTTAATCTTGGGCTATGAATAATCAGTTAATTGATAAAATAAATCAAACAAACAGGAATATTAAAATGACAAACAAAGAAGATGAGATGATTCACGGTGTTGCTATAGAGGGTTGTCTTGGTGCGTTTAGTTATCAGCGCCCAGCAATCTCGATTACTGAGCGGATTGGCGACAAGGAGGTGATAAGAGAGTTTGCCACATCTGATGACTACAAGGCATGGAAAGAGCTTCAAGGCGGATAAGCTAACTGCTATAAATAAAGCCCCATTAATCTGGGGCTTTTCATTTTCTACCCTCCAAAAAACCTATGCGTTATACCTCCTTAAATAGTCTGTTTTATTTCCTATGCCGCAAATCAAGTGACGTGATAAAATAAGCATCCATCCAAAAGAGGTTTATATAATGTCATTCTTAGTTAAGAGTCGATTAATGCAGTTAGTCCAAAATGATGCAGTTGCTTACGGTATCGCGTTTGCATTTGTTGCGGATAGCGAAGATAAGCTATCCGTATTTACTCAGGCGTTCCAAGAGCAGCATCATAATAATGTTGTAGAATCGAAATCTTCCGCTGCGGCTCAAGTTGCCAACGCTCGATGGTTGGTCATGTATCCAGAGGTGGTATCCAAAGCCTAGTAACACCACTGACGCCCTATGTGTTAAAATCAAACGATACCAAACACAGGGGCGTTATCATGCAAAAGAAGAAGTATCAAAAGAAAACCCAAGTAGCCAACGCTCTATCAAACCAATACCGCCCCAGCAATGGCCGATCAATGGAATTCTTCCATCAGTTTAGCGGCTATCCAGTCGAGACTAACCGCAATATCATCTGTCAATATGGCTATCCAGAAGCGCCTGGCTTTGCTGATTTTTACGCAGTAGGACGTAGAGTTGGTTTAGGTACAGCTGTTATCAACGCGCCTATAGACACTTGCTGGTCAGATAATCCAGTTATTCAAGACGTGCTTAAGTTCGATAAAAATGGCGAGCCTGAAACGTTTGTCGAGTCTGAATTCATCAAAGAGCTAAACCGATTGATTGGTAGTCGCAAGCTCCAGTTTTGGGAGCGATTGAAAGGACTAGACCGCAAGCAGCGATTCGGTATGTATGCAGGTATGTTGCTAGTTACTCGAGATGAGCTGGGAAGAACAGCTAGGGAGCCTTTAGATAAGCTAGTACCCGGCCAACTAGTAAAGATGGTGCCATTCTATGAAGCGCAACTTATACCGATTGAATACAATCAAGATATTGGCTCTCCTGATTACGGCAATCCTGTCATGTGGCAGCTTATCGAGAATGCGGTCAACCCTAAACCGGGTAAGCAACTATCAATGGAGGTTCACCCAAGCCGATTAATCATTGCATCTGAGGGTTCAGAGGATGGAACGATTTACGGTGTACCAGCTATGCAGGGTTGCTTATACGCTGTAATGGACTGGGAGAAGGCGCGCATGTCTAGCTCTGAGGGAATCAAGCGGAGTAATGACCAGCGAGGAGTTTTGAGTCTTCAGGATGGTTCTAACCTACCGCACCCTGAAAGTGATGAAGCTGAAATCATGGACGAGAACGTTCGTGACTGGAACCTAGGCAAAGAATCCCTGCTTACAGTTGCCAACGCCAACGTTACACCGTTCAACGCAACATTCCACGACCCTAAACAGGTTAGTGAAATGTGCTTGCAAGAAGTAGCGGCTCATACTCGCATACCGTCAACGGTGCTAATCGGGTACCAGACAGGCCGCCTAGCAAGTACCGAAGACTCGCTAGCATTTGCCAGCTCTATGATGCAAAGGCGAAAAGGCTCAGTTAATGAGATGATTTATCAGGTCTTAGATCATCTTATCGAACTTGGATTGCTACCTGAACCAGACGGGGAGATTTACATTGAGTGGTCAGATCTAACTGAGCCGTCAACTAAGGATAAGCTTGATGTCGCTGAGAAGATGTCCATGATTGATGAGCGACGATTTAAGATAGGCCAAGCGCCATTCTTTAGCGATGAAGACTACGCAAAAGAAACGGGGTTTGTTGGATCAAGAGATGATCAGGACAATGATGCTTCCGAAGATCCAGATGGTGAAGAGTAATGGCTCAACCAATCATCCACCGATTACACGACCCTAACGGGCCCAAGATTAGCCGCTTGAGAAAAGCGGCTATGAATGATTTAGGCTATCGCATCAAAAAGACTCGCAACGAATCGCGCAGGGTTATCACTGAATTTCTTGATAGTCACCTAGTCGGTACTAAGCAGGTTAATTCATCTGGAGTTGGAATTAATTACCAAAAGGCTTGGGAAGATTTAGAGTCTGGAGAGCTAAGTTATAAAGATGCCGAGAGCGTGTTTTCTTATAATGCGTCAATTAGTGATGTTCGGCCTGAATATATCGGGCTATTTGTCACTAACCGAACCAAATATCTTTACCAAGTTGAGCAATCAGAAATCAACGCGGTTGATCAGCTAATCGCGCGTATCGTTAATCAGTTTATGATGGATGGCCAAGGGTTATGGTCGCCTCAGTGGTATCTTAATCAGTTTATTTACCCCGCGTGGGAAACTGGCGCTAGTGAGTCTTTGCAGTCATTACAGAATATTAGCCCTGCCGTTGTAGTCGGCCAAGAGATATCAACCGAGATTCGCGGGTTAGATATTCAAAACCTGCTAATGACTCCAGCCTATCGCAGACCTATCGAACTACTATCATCGCGAACGTTCAACTCAATGGAAGGGTTAAGCGGTGATATGGTTAAAGACTTGCGATTTATCCTGTCTCAATCGGTCGCTGATGGCATTTCAGCGAGTGATGCAGCCAAGCGTATCAATGCTAAGTTGTGGCCTGAGAAAGGTGGGTATAAGTTCAGGGCTGAGCGTATTGCCCGCACTGAAATCAACGCAGCGTATCGACAAGCGTATCTAGAAGTTAATGATGACATGAATGAGAACGTATTCGATAAGGGTGGATTCAAGTCAATGGTGATGCACATTAGCGCCTTGACTGCTACCACTCGATTCGATCATGCTTCGCGTCATGGTAGCGTATTCACATCTGATCAAGAGGCTGAGTGGTGGTCTATTGGATCGAACAGCATTAACTGCCTTTGCTCCGTAACATCCGTATTGGTAGATAAAAAGACAGGTGAAGTGTTGCAGCAAGGTTTATACAAAAAAGCCCTAGAGCAAGGTGAGAAATACTTTGCTGCTAGGGCTTAGGCTTAGCCCCGTTATGGGGCTTATTGGTTAAGTGTTAACTCGTGCTTGGCGTTTTTTGCGCAAGGAGTAAACCTTTTTACTCTGACAATAGATCTAAACCTATCGCACAGCCAGTATCCGTCGTTATACCAGCACTTGTACGCCTCATCATCGCTAAAAAAAGAATCGCTCATAACCGCGTAGTAGAAAGTCTTACTACCATGCACCGAGCTTTCGGGTTTGTTTTGTGGGTAATTAAGCCATTCCATCACTCTCTCCTGTCGCCCATGTTGGGCGGGTTATCTAACTAAAAGCTTAAAACCCCAGTTGCCAATACGGTAAACTTTTACTAAACCATTCCTCTCACTGAACAGTGGAAGATTGACGCTCTTATCAGAGATATGAAGCCCATAACCAAGGACTCTGAACCACATCAACCGATTGCCAATCCCATAGCAGAATAGCCCGCAATTACTTTTATTTCTCATGGCCTAACCCCATTCATTTCAAGGAATACGATTGCGGCAGCGCGTAGTGGATTGGTGTGGCAGTAATCGTGATTAGTGGGGTGCTTGCCTAGCTTTCTATCTTCCCAAGTAAAGCCAATAGCCGACCACTTATCTTTTACTTCCCAGCCAAAATGCAAGCTTATTTTATTATCACTAATAATAGGCCACATATCGTAAGGTTTTTTGCAGTAGTTAACAGGGGCTTTTCTAGTCTCGGCCCCACCGCTGCCTGTTGGCATTAGTTGCATGGTGAATACGGTGCTACGAATATGCCACCACTCCTCCCCGTGTAGTTTTGATGCAACAGCCTTATTTACTTTAAAATCACTCCAATCTTCCCAAGTTTTCATGATTCTTCCTCTTTAACTTCAGTGTAGCCTTGAAACAGTAGACCCAAGTAATCCGGCGTGCAAACATAGGGTGTAAGGTACTTAAGCACCTGAACACTTCTTTCTTCAAGTTTGAACCCACAAAGCCCGTAGTAACCAACGACTTTCACTTTTTTTCTCATTGTTACCACGCTGTCGCCTTTGCTAATGCTGTAATCTACGCATCTCCACAAATAAGTATCATCAATCTCGTCAATAAAAATATTTGGCGTCTTTCTTTGTGGTTTTTTTCCCACTAGCGCGGAAAGTGTCTTTCTAATCATACCTCCTCCCCAAAGTAGTTAGTGTTGTCGGTGTAAGCTGGCTTCTTTGATAGCTCAGACCTTGCTGCACTATTGATGCTTAATTGAAGGTCATCAAGGTTATCTATCGATAGCGTTAGTATTTCAAGTGTGCCGCTAGCCTTAATGCCTTTCGGCTCGAAGTCACCGTTAACCATTTCAACTTCAGCCTCGCAATCTAGCCCAAGGAACTTAAATTTAATCTTCATATTTAATCTTCTCCATCAGTTGACAATTGAATTGTATGGGCTTAATATTCGGTTGTCAACATAAATGATGGAGATTAAGAGTTTGAAGTGGGAAGGTTACAGAGTTGCATTTTTACTACTAGTTTTATTATCAGCAATAGTTTCAGTTTATAGATTATTTGGAGAGTGACATGAAAAAACTTGCACTAAAAGAGGCTCGCATAGAGCACGGTTACAAGTGGCCATGGCAGATTAAAGGTGTCATGTTTTATGATGGGTTTGAGATTACAAGAAAGGAGTTTGAAGGATGAATTTAGGTAACTATGAAAGTGCTCTTCACATGCTAGCAGAGGCATTAATGGATCAATTTGAAGGCTCTGAAGCTGTTAACTACATTGAGCAGACATTTTCCAACAAGGAAAACCCGAGCAAGTCATTTGTTTTGACCATGCAAATGACCGATGGGATTACTCCATGCCAAAAGCTTGAAGATAAACAGCGCGAAGTCGATGAGCTTAAGGCGATGGTTAATAATCCTATGCAGCCGATAATTGATGGTAGGTTCAAGGAAAATAAGATAGTTAGATATTGCCTTGAAAATAATACAGACATGAATGATATAGCTAGACAAGATTTCTCTGATGATGACCAAATGCAATTCGCTCAACTAATAGGGTACTCAATTGGTGGTTATGGAGATCTTAGCTACGTTACCGATGAATCGTATTATCGTGCTCAAAATAGGCATTGCCTTGGTGAGCACGATAAGAGGGTGATAAAGAAAGCATTTATGCACGCGTGGAATTTATCTGGCGAAGGGTTTAACTCTGAATATGGCGTAAGTGATGAGCGGATTAGTAAAATGTTTGCAGAATACATTAACCAGCTTGGAGATAAGTCATGACCGAAGAATTAAAACCGTGTCCGTTTTGTGGTGGTGAAGTAAAAGCGTCAAAGATTAGCAGGTATAGCCAAAGGCACCAGGTGGCTTGCTACAGTCAGATTTGCGCCGCCCAGCCTAGCATAGTGGAGAGTAAAAAGAGTGTCGCTATTAGCGCTTGGAACTCCCGCGCACCACAGCATCCCGCAATCGCCCTAGAATCTATCAGCGACGATACGATTATCGAGTATCTTGTAATGAAGGGTTATGTTGTTGAGAAGGGGATTGTGTGAGTGAGTTCAAACAGGGTGTAGCTTGGGCTGCGGCAAGGCTTGTAGAGCTGTTCGATCAGCCATCTATGGCGGAGGAGATACTTAGCGAGTCAGGAGTTACTGCAGAAGACATTAAGTATATTGATGAGCACGACCTTTCGTTTATAAAAGGCATCATACCAGCACCACTCAAAGGAGAGTGATATGAAATTTAATTTAAATCAATACGTAAAGGTTAAACTGACAAGGGCTGGAATAGCCGAGCTAAGAAGGCAGCACGAGGAGTTGAGGTCTAGATGCGGGCTAGCCGGAGTGTTCAAGCTTCCTGCGGAAGATCGTAACGGAATGAGAAAATTCCAAGCTCACACCATTATTTCAAGCCTTGGCCATATGCTTAGCGTTTGCGGTGAGCTGCCATTTAATTCTGATATTATACTTTGCGATCATAGCGGAAATGAGTTGGTTGATAAAAAATGACAGACGCAAGAGAGGGCAGAGGCGCAGGTAACGACTACGGCAAGCTATGGCAAGAGTCGAAACTGTGGGATAACCTAGATAAGAACGACCACAAATGCAGGCCGATTAGCATAGTGTTCAAGGGTGATGGTAAATACTGCAAGGTTTGCGGGGATAAGTTATAGATAAAAATATAACCATATCGTGATAAAATGGCTCCTACATGGGGCTATTTTTATGGGTGAGATATGAGTTTAGGAAGCAAGCAAAGAGAGTTTACGCTGATGATAGGTAAGCTAATTGTGTTCGCGTATGAGCAGGGTTACGAGTTGACAGTTGGTGACTTCTATCGTGACCCAAGACTACACGGCGAGCATGGCACAAAGGATGGTTATGGTGCCTCAAAGTCTGTGCACAAGCTTCGACTAGCTGGTGATTTAAATCTGTTCATTGATAGCGAGTACATCACATCTAGCGATAATGCAGCTTGGGGAATTCTTCATGGCTACTGGGAGTCACTGGGCGGGGCTAAAGCTGTGCCTAATGACGCCAATCACTTCAGCGTTGAGATGTGGGGGTGTAGATGAAGCAATTCCTAACGTGCAACAAGACAGGCAAGCTTTCAATGATGAGGCTTGGCTTTCTTATATCAATGTTTATCGGATCGGTGGTTAGCTTGTGTGGAGCATTGGCCATGTTCTTTGGGCTTAACTATGCTGACACGGCAATGACTACTGGTGCAATGTTAATCGGCTCGGGAGGCTTCGCTAAGGCGGTGCAAAGTAAATATGAATCCACTACTGATTAAATACTCTATTGCTGCGGCTGGTGTAGCTGTGTTCGGCTGGCTATGTTACGACTACGGCCATGATTCAGTTATGTCTGACTGGCAAATTGAACGCGCTGAAATGGCCAATGCAACATCGATAGCAATAATTAAGCTAAGAGATAGGCAGGAGGCCATCCAGGCAGAGCTAAAGGATAAGGAATCCAAGTCATGGGAGTTGTATCAAAATGCTGATAAAGAGTCGATTAGGCTTAACGATGAGCTTGTTAACCGTCCTTGGAGGCTGCGCGTCATCACCAAGCCCACTGATTGTGGAGTGCCCAAAGGTAATTCCACCTCCAGCATGGGCAATGGAGGTCAACACGAAGTCGAGTTACCAATCGAGACTACAAGAAACGTTATCGCAATTGGTCGAGACGCAGACAGGTGCGAAGCAAAATTAAGCGCTCTACAGGAGTATGTGAAAGTAATCCTTGACGCAAAATAATTAATTGATGTATATTTTTCCTATCCATCACGCGGCAACTGCGCAAGTTGCACTCCATCACTCACTATTCGCCCCGATATTTGGGGCATTTTTTTGCCTGTAATTCGATAATCATGTTGACATGGTTAAATCATGTAGATACTATCATCAAACAATTAATTGATGGAGTTATAAAATGAAAACAGTAGGAGAGCTTAAGAAAGCGGGTGCGGTGTTTATTGTTGGTGATTGCGCCACATATAAAGGTTCTGGTAATGATCGCATTGAGATGAACGAGCTTGGTATTGAACATATGAATCAGGGGTTCAATGGTGATTGGTTAGCAGTTGAATTCGCTTGGCGCACAAACACAGGTGAGAGGCCTAGTTTTGATGGGTTGATTGAGGCTGAGTGGAGTGATGGAGATAAAGAGATGGTCTACGCCGATCAAGTGGCAAACTGGGGTGTAAATCTTGAGGTTGACTCGTTTGTAACTGCGTGGCGACCATCGCTAAATCAAGGTAAGAAAGTTGAGCCAAAAAAGGTTAGCAAACCAACCTACACCAAAGCTATGGCTGATGCTGGTGAGCTTCCGCCTGTTGGTGTAAGGGTAATGATCGACTCAAACGGAATAAAGCTTGAAGGCTACAGGGTTTATGGTGGCGTTGTTTGCATTGGAAGTAAGCAGTGTGGGTTTACGTCAGATAATGATTTGGGTGATGTTATTTACTCACCAATCCAAACAGGGCGCGAAAAGCTACACAGAAAGATTCACGAAACGATGACTGATGGTACGGATAAGTTTATGAAGTTTGATGACTTGCCGCAGTACGCGATTGATTCATATGATTCTTTAATTAACACGTTTGGACTACTAAAATGAAAGCAATAATACTAGCAATGGCTTTACTCTCAACATCGGCGCTAGCTACAGTTGAGCAGGACAAGATCGAGGATTGCAAAGGCTTGGTTAATTTAGTTGGGGTTGTAGCTGAGTCTCACCAAGAAGGAATAACGCTAGATCAGATACTGAGCTTGGGGGTTGACGAATCACTCAACCCGTTAATAATATCGATATACACGCTAAATACTCGGTACTCATCTGATGCGATGCGTGAAGAAGTGGTTAAGGACACCAAGAATATGGCAATGATAACCTGCCTAGGTGAGTAGAGATTTAGTTAAATTAATTATCAAATAACTGATAAAAACAAAGCCCTCACTTAAGAGGGCTTTTTAACACCCAAAATACCACCCGAATACTTTCCCATCATATTGCAGTATAATTCCAAGTAGTAATTACTAGGAGATACAAGCATGCAAACAGTTTTCATTAACTCAACTATTACCAAGTCGCAGGTAAAAACAACAGATGATGGTTGGCTTGTGACAGGTTTCCCCGTGACAATTGACGATGAAGTCATGAACGGGCTGACATACTCAGCAACTCATAACGCAGAGGGTATGCCTACGATCATCAACAAGCCTATAACTTGGAATCACCCGTCAAAAAACGGCTACCCAATCAGCGTAAATGATGAGCGGAGAAAGTGGTATATCGGTGGAGACATCATAAAGCACTACAACGTCAATGGTGTTAACAAGGTTGATATCGATATTAGTCGCAGCATGCTACTGGCTAACAAGGTCAAGACGCCCGACGGTGAGACTTACGGCGAGTACTATGCAAACCGACTGGATAGCGGATTGTCGATTGGCGGCTCTACTGGGCTAAATCTTGTCCCTCTTGATAATGGCGGAGGAGTGGTTTTTGCCACTCACCAAGAGTATGACCATTTCTCTTTTCTGCATCACACAATTAAACCTGCTGGCGGGAATGGCACGACAGCATACTTCAACGCTGACTCTGGCGTTATGGTTATCAACATGGATGACGAGCTTAAATCTAAACGAGCGCGTGAGATTGAGCGTGAAGAAGACAAGCTTGACGCTGAAGAGGATAAGCTGGAAGACGCTCAAGAGGCTAGCGCACTAAAGAAACTAGTTAAATCACTCAAGGGTAACGCCCTAGCACGAGCTATAAACGCTTTGTTTGGTGATAGCGAAAAGACGGGTTACAATATCAATGGAACTACTTTAAACAACTCAGGGGAAGACGAAATGTCTAAAAATTTGATCGCCACCCTTGCATCGATGGGTGTCACGGTTAACGCTGACATGTCAGAAGAGCAAGTGAAGGCAGAATTGCTAAAGATTAACAAGGGCGAAAAAGAGGCGATCACTCTTGAATCTCTTTCTGGTCAATTGACAGCTATGAACGCAGAAATGCAGGAGCTAAAGACCAAGAAGAAAATCGAAGACGATAAAGCTGAGGCTGATCGCTTGGGTGGCAAGAAAGAAGGTGCCGCTAAAGAAGATGAAGATGCTGACATTACCAAGCTTAAAGAAGAGAAGAAGCGCAAGCGTGAAAAGGCGTCTAACTCCCTTGGCTTTTCAGTCTCAGTTGTCAATGCAATGACAGACGCAGAGTTAGATCGCGCATTAGGTATGCAGGCTGGTATTCACGCCAACGCATCGGGCGGATTTAATGGCGACAAAAAATCAGAGTCAGTATTTGGCACTAACTACGAGTGGGGAGCTTAATTATGCCGCGTTACAATCGAATTAACCTTGATGGTTTACAACACATCGCATCGGCTCCATCTGCAGCACAAACATTACCAGGTGATTTGGTTAACCTAGTTGGTGGAAAATTCGTAGCAGCTACTGCTGGCCTACTTCGCGCCTACGCAGTTCACACTAGCGACCTATCGACAGATGTTGAAGATCCAATTCTAATTGGTGGAAACATTAATGGCGACAAGGTCGAGTCAAACCGAACGTTTGCACTTCGACTAGTAGCATCGCAGACAGTTGCTTTAGATGATGAGCTGTTTATTGTTGAAGGCGGCCTAACTACAACAGGTACAGCAGGCGAAGGGCAGTTTTGGGCTAACGAATCTGTTACTACTGGTGTTGGTGAAAATTTCTTAATCTCAGTTACCGTCAAGTAAGGGGCAGATAATGACAATCGTATTTAACAAAGAGTACCTAAATCTAGGTCATAACGCCCAGGCTCAGGCGCAAGAATGGTTAGGCCGACGCGAATGGTGGATTAATCAAGAGCAGAACCGCGCCAAGTCTTTGCATGATTCTGGTGACTTTGCTACTAACTCTGGCATCCCGACTAAAGACTTCTTCCAAGAAGTTGATCGCGTTATCCAGGAAGTACGCTTCAATGATAAGTTTCAGTTCCTTAATGACTTGTCTGGTCTAGCAACTCCAATGGACATCGGCAAGCTTTCTTACGTTAACATCACTAGCGGTGACATTAACGATAACACTCAGCGCGGAATGGACTTTGGCCTGTTACAGCAGTTTGATGACATTAGCTCTGCTACTGACAAAAACCCTGTACCAGTGTTCACTGATGGCGTGGGCATGAACTACCGAAAGTACATGGGCCTACGTTCAGAAGGTGTTGATTTAATGCTGCAAGCCCTTAAGCTTAAGCGCGTTAAAATGGGCTGGAACATTGGCGACTACATGCTAAACGGTGACGCTAGCATTGTTGCTGACGGTCAAGTTGGTCAAGGTATCAAGAACCACCGCAACACGTACCAGATTCAACTTGGTGCGGCTGGTGCAAACATCGACCTAACAAGCGCTGCACCTGATGAAGTGATCGCATTCTTCCAGCAGTTCATGAAGACAGTGTGCAACGCTAACGTGGTAACTAAGATTGACAAGGTGTACGTGTCACCTCAAATAATGATCAACCTGTTACAGCCGCTATCAAACGCAGCAGGATTCAAAGAAGGCTCACTACTTGATCAAGTTATGCGCTTTGCTCCGCACATTGGCAGTATTGAGCAAGACTTCGCATTTGAAGATAACGAGTTCATTGGTTATGTTCGTGATAAAGAAATCATTAGCCCATTAGTTGCATTGCCACTAACAAGCTACATGAAGACTCGTCTTGATCCATACGAGAACTACAACACTTGCTTGGTATCTGCTCAGGGATTGAAGATTACTTCCACCCAGAACGGCAAGAAAGGCGTGTTTTACGCTAGCTCATTCTAAGGGGGCTTTATGCCATACGTAATGACTCGGACGGTAGCCAATCTCGAGAAAGGTGTAGAGCTTAAGTATGACAAAGGTGAACTTCCAGACGCGTTGAAATTTAGCGCTGAATGGGTAGAGCCTAAGCCGAAGCCTAAGAAAGAAAAATCCAAGTAAGCCGAAAAAATAAATCAGCCCCTCTTTAGGGGCTTTTTTATTTGGTGAAAATAATTGTTGACTTTAAATACTCCATACATTAAATTCAATTGCGAATACACAGCACCTTATCGCCAGTAGAGATATTGGCAACCAAATCAAATAAACAGGTGTAACATGGAAAATATAAACATCAAGAAAATCTCCATCATATCTTCAATTGCCTTAGCGGCATTTATTTTGGTGATGAACCTATTTACTATTGTTTCAGCGGGAACGTCAAAGGTTCAAACAACATTTGGTACTGTAAACCCTAAGCATTTTGGTGAAGGTATCCACTTCCCAGTAAACCCTCTTTCAGGTTTTGATGTTTTCGACACAAGAAACCAGCGTTACGAGGTTGAAGGGCTAACAATTCCAACGCAAGATCGATTTAACTCAACAGGTAATGTTACCGTGCTTTATCGAATTGAAGATTCTAGAACTCCATTTATTAAGCAAAGTTATGGTAGCGCTGAAGAGTTCATCGATAAAACAATGCGCCAGCATTTAAGATCGATTATTCGCGATGAAGGAAGAAAGATTCAAGATAGTCGAGGTCTAGCACAAAGCGATAACACAACCGCAATGCAGGAGAATACCAGAATTAGATTGCAAGAGGCGCTTGAAGGTACTGGTATTTCAGTTCAAGAGCTTTTACTTCAAGATATTCAGTTTGATCCTAGAATTGCAGAGCAGATTCTACAAACTCAACAGAGAATCCAGAGAGAAGAGGCTGAGTCGTCACAACTTAGAATTATCGCTACACAAGCAAAGCAGGTTGAGACAAGGGCAGCTGGTGAGGCGAAGGCTAAAAACGAGACTGCAAACGCTGAAGCATACCAAATTGAGGCGAAGGCTAAAGCTGACGCGGCAGCAACACTAGCTAGAGCTAGCGCAGAAAGGGACGCTATGTTTGCGATTGCAGAAGGCAACCTAAAGCTTACACAGTCTCTAACTACAGCTATTTTGGAAGATAAACGCATTGCTAACGAGGCTATACTTTTCAGTAAGTCTCAAGGTAACGTTCCAACAACAGTTATCGGGACGGACTCAGGGTTGAAGGCTTACGGCGTACCAATCGCAACCAAGTAAGAGTTAACAAGAAACAAAACAAACCCTCTTCGTGAGGGTTTTTTATTGCCCGATGTTTGAGCCTAGTTAAACATGAGTTACAATAGTGTTATATAAATTGTGAGGGTAATTAAATGCCAGCGTTAACAGTCGTAAATATCAAGCAATCTGGAAACACACCAGTTTCAGAAGTGGTACTGGATGGGGCAGATACATTCAGCGTTTCAAAGTCTAATAATGAGAGCCTTATTCTTAAGAATGGAACGGGCGGAGATTTGACTATAACCATGATTGGTGCAGATGCTCCCGCTACTGTATTCTGTCAAGGGGTTGGTACTGTAACCGTATCGCCAGAATCTGTGGCTGTAACTGATGGCGCTTCGGTTTCTGTATACCTATCATCACTACGCGAAAAGCTAGCGGGTGAAGTTACAATCACTGGCGGTACAGGTCTAACAGCTCAACTAGTTAGCTACTAAAACAATTACCAAAACAGGATCGCTAGCTTATGGTTAGCGACTCCCTCAAGGAATGAGGTTACAAGATGGCAAGACGTTATTATATTAGCGGTGAGGTCGCTGACGGCGATTTTTTATCGGAAGATATGTCAGGAAGTTATGACAACACTCAACTAGCTTATATCATCTTTTATTCTGACGAATTCAGAACGCAAGTAACGCCAACGGGCGGAAACATCTCTTTCACTCTTTCACCTGACGGAATTAACTTTAAGACCGTTGAGCAAGGTGACTTCTCTGCTGCTGATACTTACAAGCCTGAAAGGTTGCAACCAAGCGCTTACGGCCTAGCAGTAAAAGGCAAGGTTAACTTTCAGGGCGTGACTGGCGCTACCCACTTCACCGCTTGCGTGTGGAGGTCTTAGTATGGCTGGATATCCAAATACGGGGAATGGTGGTGGCAGTGGCAGTGGCGCTTCAATAGCTGAAGACATGTATTTTGCAACAACTGCGGAGCGCGACACTTTCACATCTAACAACCCTGACAGATTAAAGCAAGGTGTTACATGTGCTGTTGAGAATCTAGCAACTTACGATTATTTTCAGTGGGATGAAGCGGCTAGCCAGTGGCGAGATGCTAACCTGATATTCCAAGGAAAAAAAGGCGATAAGGGCGATAAAGGCACGGATGGCGCCAAAGGAGAAACTGTAAAAATTAGCGCAGTTGCAAACGAAGTCACGGACAGAAAGCTATCAACAACAGTGAGTCTTGATGATGGCACTAGCGCGACATCAGAACCCGTTGATCTCCCCGAGGGTGGCATTATCTATGATGGTGTTTTAACGCATGAGGTTGAAGTAACAAACGGGATTAAGGGCGATATAACTAATGAGGGTAAGTTGCTTTTAGCTCAAACCATGGCTAGGACTGCGTGGTATTTTGTTGATGTTCCAGTATCATCAGTGCCATATGAAATTAAAACAGCCGAACAAATGGGGATTGATTACGAATTTGTTGGCTCTCCTGAACCCCAATCTATCCAGTTATTTCAAGAAGGTTTGGCTGATGGTTCGCAGATTAAAGTGTCAGTAAATGGTTATAAATCAACAGATAAGCCAGTAAATGTATTCCAAGAAACGCCAACAGGCACTTACAACTGGCACATAACAACACCGACTGTTTTTATGCTGCATAACTCGTACTGGCGTGTCGAAGAATCAAGCCAGTTAATTCATATAGATGGCTCAACAGTTTATGGCACTAACGCTGCAAAAAGTGTTGTCTATGGCGTAGCCGCCGATCCGTCCAGTGACATAAAAATGGCAGTTAATGATGAAGGAGTGTTAATCATTAGCAGGGAATACACACCACCGACTGAAACTATAGATATCGCTTTCTGGTGGACTGATAATTCAGAGCCGACTCAAGGCGATATTTTAAACGCTATGTCTCAAACTCAGACTGACAATTTAATCAGTCACACTGACGACTTCTTCAAAGATGACATACAGAAGCGATCATTAACTGCTAAACGTGATGAAAGCTCATTCAAGTATGCGTTTTTTGCTTGGCACGCTGGATTTTTTGAACCAGAGCCAACCAAAGTTGATACTGGATTCGGTGCACCCTCAACGTGGGTTAATACGGAAGTTTCGGTTGATGGTGAGATTTACAAAGTTATGACTGTTGAAATAACAAACAACGTCACAGAACTTGAGGATTACGCGTTAGTTCAGGAGGGCATACTATGAAAACCATAATTGAGCGCATAAACAACGGCACCGCTGAACGACCACTCAAAGGTCTGTGTGTTGAATCAACACTTTATATATACAACACTAAGCAAGAGGTTCTTGACGAGCAAGCGGTAAGCAATGGCAGGGTTGCTGGGCTTACTGCGTGGGCTAAAGACATATCAAAATTTATGTCATTTAGTGAAGATGGGGCAACTTATGAGGAAAAGGATCTTCCATCAGGTGACTTTAACCCTGACGATTTCGCAAGGTTGAATGAGGATGCCAGATTTCAGGATATTGAATCAAATTATGGTAACAACACTACAAAGCATGGCTTGGAGTTAAAGCAAGACTCTAATCGATGGGGTCAGATGAATATTACTAACAACCTTGTTTTGTGGCAATGGGATCACCCAGATGATGTGACAAAAACTGAAAAGACTAGATTCTTGACGATTGCACAGTCTGGTTTTGATTTTCAGCGATCACCGAAATATCTTGGTGTTAAACTGGCCACGGTTGAAGAGTTGCCGATGGTTAGTGTTGACGGTGTTTTGAAGGACGTTAAATCAATATCGGCTGGTGCAGGTGTTGCCATAAGTTATGATGAGCCAACAGGTGATTTAAAATTAACAGGCGATGGCAGTAACCACGAATTTAAATCTAAAACATTGTTTGATAATGCCTCTGCAGATACCAACACAATTGGTCAAGGTGCGTTATATCAATTCACAGGCGAGGGGTCTGCCTTTGCAACACATCGCCATGAGTTTAACGACGACGGTGTGGTATGGGTTCTTAATTTACAAAGCAGTTTGAGGAGTAAATTTGTAAATCTTTCTAGCTCTGTCGGCAGCGTTCAGGCGACATCGTGCGAAGTTCCCGCAAATATGGTAGCCAGATTTACTTACTCTAAAGAAGCCAACGCTATAAACATTGAGATGTCATATTTTCGCGGAGATTTAGCTAAATATGTAACAGAGGATCAATTCAATGCTAAATCAGGAATAACGGGCGTTCATTCAGGAGGTGGTTCAACACTTCAAATTGAATACTGGGAAAATGGCAAAATATTCTCAGTATCTAATTCAAAAATAGAAGTTAAACTTTTACAAGGGATGGACGTAGATCACAAACATGGATATGTTAAATATATCAATACTAGAGGTTCAGATGTTGAATTTTCATGGTTTGATAGATTCAGCAACCAAATTAACAACTCAACAGTCCCAGCTCATTGTCCAGCAAACACAGTTGTGGAAATATTTGCCAACTATGACACTAACGATTATTTCCTTAGCTTTAGTCAGTCAAAAGTTGTTGCATCGGTAAATGAAGAAACACAACTACTAGCAGGAATTGCTGGCGGACAACTTTACGTAACAGATATGAAGGTAGGTTAAAATGAACACTATTGATACGTTAGCGGTAAACACCCTGGCACTTCGCGGCAAGGGTGTAGAGTTCAATGAGTTTAGTCGCATGTTTAAATCCAAAGCAGACGCACTGGCGTCAATCGAAGGTGGGGATTACGTCCCAACTCCAGGAACTACCAATGCAGTGATCATCTTAGGCGAAGGCATTATGATTTACTCATTTGATCTTCTTGATTTTGTGCATATTAGTCAGTTTATCCATGCTGGAGACCAGGCTAATCGATACATTAAACTTGACGGAGTTAACGATCATATTGAGTTTGATAACGCTGGTGACGTGCTCGACTTCACGAAAGATTGGTCAATCGGTGTTACGTTGGTTGGAGTTGGTCATCCATCTTCACCAGTAAAATATAAACTATTCGGTCGCGGTGGAGTGCAGATCACATTGATTGCATCAACTGGCACTAACTGGGGTTTGTACGTAACTAGCGATAACGACCTATACAATGCAGCAAAACGAGCGCAAGCTAACACTTGGTATGCTCCAAGTGATTTTAGTCGCTTACTATTTGTTTATACAGCTGCGGATAGAAAGCTTAAGTACTTTATTGGCGACCCATCAACAGGCGGTTTCGCACAGCGCGCAAACCTGACTATCCCGCAAACTATGGTTGACGGTCAAAATATCGTAGGCGGGTTAGATATTGGCAAGCCGTTTACTGGTGTTGGAGGTGCTGGGTTCAGTGGCGTGAACTGGGAAGGCGGAGTAAATAACCTGATCGTTTCAGGCCTTGCGCTAACTGGGCCACACCTAACTGAATACTTTCAGACTGGTGAAGAGTTCACGGAAATGGATTTGTACGCCGATCTAGCTGCATACTGCAAGCTAGGTGAGGATGCTTACCCGAATATCAGCGATGAGAAAGGCCTGCTGACTGGAGGTGTGCTAGTCAATGGTGCTGCTGATGACTTTGTAGATATACCAACAGAATAGCCAACAAAAAGCCCCTTAATTGGGGCTTCTTTTATTTAACATTTGATTATTTTATACTTTCGTTATGGCCTGATATAGCTTTTTTCATTTGCCACTCTTTAACCTCAACCATATCATTTGATGGCACCCACAAAATTGAGTCCATATTGGAATCATGGGCGCTATCATTATTCTTGTAGGCTTCAAGCTTTTCAGGGTCATCGTCATACCAAGGCTTTGACACAAAAACGACTTTAGTTGAAGGTATAAATATCAGACTTGGGAAGTGTACGCGACCAGAGCTATAGTCATGAACTCTGCCCATAAAATGACAGCTAAGCCCAACAACTCCCAATGCATCATCAATTTGAGGTTGAGGAATTAGCTTTAGTTTTGCGTAAACTTCCTTTCCAATCTTGGTGTTTTTCTTTGGCATAAAGCATCCATTATCAACTCTTTTGTATATACCCATATCAACATCAGATTCAAAAAAGAAACCGCAAACCTTGCCGCGACAAACCAGCCACTTCTCTTGACTCGCTCCAATAGATTTAGCAACCTCTTTTATTTTTACTCTAGATTGCTTTTGAGTATCTATAATTGATAAAACCTCATCAACAAGCTTTCCTTTAGTTGATTTAAAATACTTTCTGTATACATTCATACCTAACACCTATTTAATATACTAATAACATTTGCACAACATGTGCTATACTTTATCCAAGGATGGCCAAAGGATTGGCACCATGGATGGAATGCCCCGCTATTATGTAGCGGGGTTTTTGCTATCTACACATCGATAAACACTTAAGCCAATTCCTAGTTTGTTCGCGTGATCGTAGTTTTATCATTTTAGTAGTCCTTTATAAAAAAGAATCTCAAGCATCAATGGATCGTACTTAATAACCCCCTCAGCTATTAGGATATTTTCAGCATTTTTTACTGATATCTCACATTGCTTTTCGCGCTCTGTTTGGATTGGTAGTATCTCGGTCATTGGCAGTGCGTAAGACGCTGCGTATTCGTTTAAGTTTGTAACCTCCCAAACAACGTGCAAATGTTCATCCAATGGGTGCGCGCCAACATAAAAAACCTTATTTGAAACTATATCAAAACCTTCACGAATAAACTGTTGGCCGCTTTTTATTGACTCACCCGCTTCCTGCATGGCTTTGGTGTAGGTAGGTTTGTCTACCTCTGAAAGCTTATTTACAGCGTCAATTGATGCGGAAAGGCGTGGATATGGCTCTTGCATTCTTCCGTAAATCACTGGAGTGGCCTCACCGTCACGACTGGCGTTAGCCATAGAATCAAGCTCATCACCTTGATTTAGCGATGGTCGCCACTCAATATTTTCACTCTCCCAATTAATAGCCTCAGAGTGAACCATGCGCTCTTCTTTGCAGTCCACCTTTCTATACTCAATCAACCCATCAAAACTAGGCTTCTCACCTGTATTTGTGCGCCAAGCGAATTCGGTTGGAATGTAGGAATTATCGTGATTAAGGTCCTTTCTTTCTGAATTCATAAATGAAGCACCATCTTCACCCAAAGGTGAAAGATGTACACTGCCACATATTGTCCTATTTGAGTCACCCTCAACAAACACCAATCCCGCCTTTTTGTAATCGCCTACTGTTTTCATCTTTTAATCTCCTTTAGTTCATCAGTTAGACCGGGGAAATTATCTATGCTGTATTTGCTAGGCTCGCTTGGCTTTTTATCAAAATAAAACTCTGACATTTTGGAAACCATCCGCATGAAATCTCTATTTAAAAACGTTATCGTTCTACCAGAAACAAGATTGCAAATAATTAGATCCCCATCCACTAACACCTTTTTTGATACCTTTCCGTTAAAAACGTTTGCAGGATCCCCCCTAAGCTCATTAACTGCATCAACAATCCAATCGCAATATTTTTTATCTTCCACCTTTAATCTCCATCGTTATTAATTATTGACAGATTAAGCCCGACAAAGGATACTGTCAACACTAAATATCAAATGCTGGAGAAATAATTAAATGAATAGCAAACGCAAGAAGCATGAAGTAACACCAATTGGCATTGAATCTGCCAGCGCTTATATAAATGAGCAACTAACAGCAAAGAAGAAAGGTCGACGAATGGGTGTAGAAACATCGCGTTCACTAACTCTTATCCTTGCTTATGGCGTTGATGCAATTACATCTAACAAGGCTGCCAACGATAGCGACTCAAAAGACCAGACAGCGGCTCATCAGCTTAAGTGGAAGGCTATTGAGCGTATTAAGCAATTCATCGATCTAGGGCACGTTAATGCGGTAGATTTAACACCTACAGTTACAGTAAACGGTTTCTCTGATATCTCAGCAGATATTAAGTACCTATCAAAGTGCTCAGATCGAGAGCTGTCCGCATTAAAGGCGGTAGTTTGCTTTGGTGCTCCAGTTGATGAAATTGAATCATTCTGTGGGGTGGAGATTAAAGGTCTAGTTAAGATGGTGAGCAACTTAATAAAATAGGGGTCAGTATGAATGCTTTATCTTGGTTGGCAATAGTCAGCTTGGTTGCAATGGTTTACTCAATGCTAAAATTTCATGTTGACCCCATGATAATTTTAGCGCTACTAGTTTGTTGTTCGCTGCTAGCAATAGCCGCCATGTTTGTTGCTGATTCAGCCAAGGATAGAGGTAGTGCTGATATTGCAGAATTGAAGATATCAACTGCCGAAATGCGGAATGAAATAAAAAAGCATGAACAAAGGATTAGTGATCTTGAGAGTGTCTGATAAAATAGGATTGCAATCACGCAAACCTTATAGAGTAAATTCAGATGCCGGCAAATAGACCAGTTGAACAGAGTAACGAAGAAAACGAAGATCAAGAATCACAGTAGGCGAATAATCGCCTGCTAAGGGCGATTATGGAAAACTACTTAGGATTGGCCGCAGTTTTTGCGGCCTTTATTTTATCTAAAAGAGATAGATCTGTACCACTAATAATTACTATTTACTACTTGCTATGCATATACTTCGATTACGCATTTTGGGGTGTTCATGAGAGCGTGTTTAGCACTGTAAAATCAACCGCGACTGAGATCGCAGAATACCACTTAGCAATAGTATCTTCATCAGTAATGATAATCGTACTGCTGCTGTCATCAAAAAAGCCAAAGGTTATAGTTAGGTTCTACGCAGCAATGGTTACGTTATCGGCGCTGCATAGCATGCTTAGCCTATTCTTCTCATCACTGTCAATGGACTGGTACACTGATATTTATTTGTTGCATCAGCGTTATGCGATACAATTAGATATTATAATCGCGTGGCTTGCATCTGATAATGCCTTAAGCCGAGTAGTCAACAGACATTGGACTAAATATGTCAGAAGAGAAGATTAACAGTATGGATGCTGATATCAAGTCTTTGAAAACGGAAGTCACGAGGCTTGTAGCAAGCCAAGACAGGCAGACAGAGGCGCTAGTCGAAACAACAAAAGGTTGGAGAGACGTTTCTGTCAATATGGCCAGAGTTTTAGAAAGGCTTGAGCATTCAGCAAAGCAGGGCGATAGGGCGCATGATAGGTTAGACAAGATGGATGAAACCCTTGTGGATATGCGACTATCAATACAAAACAACATAATGACAAAAGAGAAGATGATCGGTTACACGGTCGTTTCTGGAGTGGCAATCTTCGCTCTTGTTTATAGCGTCCAGAGGATATTCCCGTAATGCCAACAACTATTACACCGCAAGACTTTTACACTGCAATGCCTGGTTATGCAGATTGCCCTAGCGTAATGGTTGGGCTACACATTGAATCTGTTGACGCTAAAGATGACTGCCTTGATGCCAACTACCCAAGCGGAACAATTAAACTATTAAAATATTACTACATTGCCATGATGTGCAGCGCTGCCAGCGGTGGCCAGAAACAAATAACATCAGAACGAGCACCATCAGGGGCGGCTCGTGGATTTAGCTATTACGACCCTAAGTCTGAGTTAACGCTCAAAAAGGCAATTGAATCACTTGATAGCGCGGGCTGCATCACTCCACTGTTGCCGGGCTCAAGATTAGGCATCGGCGCATTAGGTCGAACTTGTAAAAATGGGAGGTGTTAATATGCCGGAAATTACTTACGATATCAAAATTAGAATGTGGGTTGTTTATGCTGTAATGCCTATAAATGCAGTCAGATACTTGCTAGGAAAGGAAATGTGGCTACCATCCTTAGCGATCAAGATGGGAGTATTATAGCGTGTCCTCTATAGCAAGATGGGCTAACACTCAACTAGCAACGATATGGCGTCAAGGCGAAAAGGACGAGTTTGGCCAATTCACTTGGTCACTGCCAGAATACGTTTTAGTTTCATATCGTCTTGGCGGTTCTGAGCAATACGTAGACTCGACAGGCGTTAAGTTTATGCCTAAGTCTACTTACTGGACTGAAATGTTAATGCAGGATGGCACGTTTGCAGATAAGCCATCACTAGGCGATAAAATGCAATTAGGCGAGCAACTAGGTAATCCAACATCAGAAGCAGATGATTTACGCTCAGTACAGATTGATGACGCCACCATGTTCGGGGCTAGTGAAATGCCAGACTACATGGTGATGACATGACAGTTAAGGGTATTGATAAGATACGTAAGAACATTGGTAACGTATTTATTGAGACACAAGGGGTAAATACCCAAGCGGCATTAAGCGCGATCATGATGACCGCTAGGGGTCACGTGATGCTAAGAACTCCGGTAGACACCGCGACAATGATCAACTCGCTAAACTTTAAGGTCTCCAAAGAAAGTGCCGTGTTATACTTTAGAGGCGGGTTCGCAGACAAAACAGGCTTTAACTATGCTCTATATCTAGAAGAAAACGAGAGCTGGAAACCAACTAAAAAGCCAGCTGCGGGCCCGCACTTTATGCGAGACGGATTCGAATCACCAGAAGCGCGAGCCGATATCATGGCAGTAATTAAGGCGTCATACAGATTATGATTATCGAACAAATGGTACAGAAAATACTGCAAGACGGCGGAATGCTTGGTGGATGGACTAACCCTAATGGTGAACCTGTAGCAGCGCCTGTTGTTCAGATTGGATTGTTAAGGGAAACCGACATAGGCGAAAACAGGTGCGTTCTGATAAGATCTAACAATGGAGGGGGAACTAAGTATGTCCAAAGGCCGTCTGTTGATGTTTATCTTTTTGGTATAAAAGACCTAGTTGACGCATACAACATCACATCAAGAGCAGGCGACATATTTGGGTACATTTTAACTAGCCCTTGTTATGGTGATATAATGGGAACAACTCAAGTATCTATGTCGCCAACCCTATCAAGCAGCGAGGGGCGACCATACATATTAATTAACTTTACAGCCATATCTGACAGGGGCATAACATGAGTAATTGCGGTACAAATAGATTTTTAGGTGCGGACGCAGTTGTGTCTATTGCATGGAATAAAGGCGTAGGTATTGACGTTTGCCCTACCGACGATCCAGCCACGTTGACATTTGACCCGGTGATGTCGCTTACATCAAAGAGTAACAACAACACGCTAAACACTACTGGAACTAGAACGGATAGCGATAAAGGGGCTTACACTCCAACTATCGTTATCGGCGCTGAGGGGGCTATTGAACTAAGCGGGGTTATCGACACTACTGATGATAATTTCATTGATCTTGATATTGAAGTTTACAATAAGATGCAAAGCGTTGGTGGTGACAAGGGTGTTTACGCATTCGTTAAGGTTGTAGATCCGTCAATCACAGAAATTACATACGCTCTAATCACAGATATTAGCAAGACGTATGACACGGAAGCGGAATCTACTCACAATATCACACTAACCAAGCAAAACAGCGGGTTCAACTCCAAGAGTAAAACTCCAGCTCCTTAGATTTAAATTCGGGTTATAATGGCAACTATTAGGTTGCCATTTTTTTTTGGGGTTTTATCATGGTCAGAACGGAAATAGGTGAATGCGCATTAACTCACAAAGGCGTTAGATATGAGTTCAGGCCGTCATTTAAGAACATAAGAAAGATATGCAGCCCGGCAGACATTGCAAAGCTATATTCGGACGTATCCAGTGTGATTGAAAGCAAAATTGACGTGGCGGAAAACCTAAACCTTTTTGACGCTGTTTCCTCGTACTCAAAAGAGCTTAGAGAAAAAATCATTTTGGTTTTATCTTCTTGCTGTGACACAGACTGCAGCAAAATGACTGATAACGAAAAACACGCCCCAACATTCGCCATAAAGCACGTTGCTATGTCGCTACTTAACCATGGAGTTATAGGGGTTGAGTCAGAATCTAAAGGAAAATCATCTAAAAACAAGAAGAGTGACATTGATGTATATGAATACGCAGACATAGCTGAGTCTCATCTTGGCATCCCCTACCCGCTATCTGAAAATCTAACCAAAACAGAGCTTGATAGAAAGCTAAAAGTTAAATTCCCAGGGGATAAAAAGAGTAGAAAGCCTACTCTAGAAGAACATAGGCATAACATGGATCTTGCCAGAAGAATAGAATCAGCGAGGTCTAAATAATGCCTAAAGGTGTAAATGTAGGATCAATTTATTACGAGGTTGACGCCGATACTACTGCGATAATAAAAGCAGAGGCAAAGATAAATGAATCACTAGATAATGTAACCAAGGATTTTGTCAAGGCTGAAAAGGCAGTTGTATACTTTCAAAAGAGGATGTCGGAGGCAGGCTTTACAATTAATAGGGCTGGCCAGGTTTTAGGCAAGAACGGCAATGTGGTTAAAAGCCTCTCCATTGAATATCGTGGGCTAGCAAACGCCGCAGACAAGGCAAGAAATGCAGTTGAAGGCGTTGAGGGGGCGGCAAGCGCTACAACCCCCAAGATGTCAAGATTTGCGCAAATATCTCAAAATGCTGGTTATCAAATAACGGATTTCTCCAATCAAATAAGCGGAGGGCAAAGTGCTGTTCTTGCGTTCTCCCAACAGTTACCGCAACTTATTGGTGGTCTTGGCGCTGCTGGTTCAGTAATAGGTGCGCTAGTTGCAATTGCTGGCGGTCTTTATCTAGCGCTAAACAAAGATAAGGATGCAGTAAAAGGACTTGATCAAGCTCTTGAGTCGCTAAGCACTATCGTTGAAAAAACATCTAGCGGCATGAATGTTTTAACTAACGAGGCTTACGAACTTTCCAAGATAAGCAAGGAGGCCGCAAAGCTTCAGCTGGCTTCTGCAATACTAAAAGCTAGAACTGAGCTTGAAAAGGTTTCGGGGAGCGCTGAAGAGGCGTTTAGATCCTTGCAAAAGACTTTCTCGCCAGATGATATCGAAATTGCCACAAAAGCAATAAAAACGCTAGGAACTGAGTTTGCAAGGTCTGGAGAGACAGCGTTAGAGACATTCAATAGATTAATTAGTGCTCCAGCGGCTTTATCTAGCGAGATAAGTCAGTTAAATAACAACCTTACAAGCACCATGAAATCCCTAGGGGTTACTAGAGATCAAGCATTTGGCCTTGTTGAGGCTCTAGCCAAGTTCAAGGAAACAAAGTCACCTGAAGAGCTAATAAAGATAGCGAATGAGGTTTCAGCGCTTGGCTTGTCTCAGAAAAATCTAGCACCAGAAATGCAGAAATTTGTACAGAAAATAAGCGAACTTGGAATAAAAGCGCTTAGGACTGCCGACGGCCTCAAGCAAGCGGAAAAGCTAATTAATAGCTTTGAAGCATCAGTAAAGGAAAGTAACCCAGAGGTCGTAAAAGCAAAAGAGTCTATCGAAGGCATGGTTTCAGCGCTAAAGCTTCAAGCTGATACATATGGCGTAACAGATAGAGCAACGGCTTTGCACGTTGCGTACTTAAAAGGTGCGACACAAGCTGAGTTTGACGCTATTAATGCCTCATACGACAAAATAGAGGCTTACGAGCAAGAGGTTCAATCTAACAAAGATAGAACTGCAGCACTTAAAGAATATGAAGATCAAATGATGCGCGACCTTGCTCTAGAGGCCAAGCTTTTGGAGGCTCAGCGTAAAAAACACGAGCAAGCAGCAGCGTTTGCAGAGGGTATATCCGGAAGAGGAAACCCTCAACAGGTAGAGCTTGAGCAGTTAGCTAGTTACTACACTCAGAAGATGATCACCACTGAAATGTACGAGGACGCGCTAACCCAGATAATCAGAGAAAAAGGTGAAGAAAGGGCTAAGGTTGAGCTTCAAAGAAATAACACGATCCTTTCGTCAAGCTCGCAATTTTTTGATGCGGCGGCTGGCCTTGCAAGCTCATTCGCTGGAGAGCAAAGCGGTGCATATAAGGTTTTGTTTGGTATTAGTAAGGGTTTTGCTGCAGCTCAAGCTGCAATGAATTTATCTCTAGCGATATCGCAAGCTTCTACATTGCCTTGGCCTGCAAATATACCGGCAATGGCTCAAGCTGCAGCTTCTGGCGCTTCTCTTATCAGCTCTATATCTGGAGCCTCTTACAGTGGATCGCGAAACTATGGCGGCGGCGTTGGTTATGGTTCAAACTACGAGGTTGCAGAAGGTGGACGCACAGAGCTGTACGTACCACAGCATGGCAACCCAATGCTAATGGGTTCGAAGGGTGGCCAAGTTGTCAGCAACAGCGATCTAATGTCTGCCATGAATGGTGGCGGTCAATCAGCACCGCCAGTTATAAATATATACAACATGCCAGGTCAGTCAGCCACGGTTGAAAGCAATAACAACGCCATGAGTCCAGAATATATAATCAAGATAGTTGCTGATAATACGATGTCACCTGGCAGCAGGATGCAGAGAGCGCTATCATCAAGCACAACTGCCAAACCGAGGATAAGCTAATGACTAGCCCAGTATGGCCAAAACATTTGAGAAGCTGTGTAACAAGCTCAAAGCAGAGAAATAGAGTCGCAGGTTTCGAGACTAGCGAGGTTCAAGCTGGCCCAGCATTTACTAGACTAGTAACAGAAGACACCCCGACAATTTATGATGTATCGTTCACATTTAATCGTGATGAAGCTAGGGCTTTTAGGTCTTGGCAGGTTATAAACAACTTCGCTAATGTCGGCGGATGGTTTTATCTACCAATTCAGATTGAAGAGGGTTTGACCACGCAATATGTAATGCTTTTGCCCCCTGGCTTTCAGTGCACAGGTCAGAATAACAATGTTTTCAATTATTCGGCTTCAGTTGTTGCTAGGAAGGAAGAAAGCGAAGACGATAAATTCCCCAATGCGATTTTAGCAATGTTTGAGAATAATCCATGCTCGAGCATTGAAGATTCAGGAAAACTTTTTGACATAGCTATCAATATTAGCTTGCCTTGCATACCGAATACGCCTACAGGGAATTACAGGATTCCTTTAGTTAACGACTTAAGTATTTATGAGGAATTTATTTAATGAGCGAATACAGAAAAGTTGGCGAGGCTGGCTATACCTGCAATACGACATCGACCATTATTCTCGGTGGCCAGTTAGTTGAGCTTGCTGTAAATGAAGCAGGTATTAATGAAGATGGTTTGCAGTGCTATGAAGCTGGGACTAATTTAATTTTAAAATCAGAAGGCCTGATACTTCCAAACGGGACGACTGTAACAGACAGTAAGACTGTTAATATTATGGGTTGGGAGTTTAACTCGCAGACTTTAGAGGCTGGTGTGGGTTTCGGAGGTGCGGCCCAAGATATAAACCAAATAACCGTGGCCGAGGGAGATAATCTGCATTTTTCGTTTGTTTACGTTAATAGCAATTCCAAACGCAGATTTAGACTAAGGTTTAGCTTTGTAGGTGCAGGGTTCGCTTTTGATGCTGCAACTGCATTAGACGGTTTAGCTCCGACCTTTCAGCCATACGTCAGCGCTCTAGTAACTACACCGTTTACCGATAAAACATTAGTTAAGTGCGATATGGTTATTACCGTGCCGACTGGCGGCGGTGGAAATTTACAGGCACAGTTACAGAATTTAGGGGCTACGGGGTCAGAAGCAGGGGATAATGTAACAGGCGCGTATCAGCTAACAGCTGGAGTAACCGCACAGCCTTATACGCCCACATACGGCACACCATTAACACGAGCCAAGACAGTAACATCTATCCCTATTGACACAGTTGATTGGGATAATGACTTTACTATTAAGGGGGGGTTTACTGCAAAAGTAGCGAGTTACGCCTCTGTTATTGGTTCGGGGTCTCCCAGCGTTTCAGGTAAAGGGTTTTTTCTCTGCATGGTAACCGTAGATAAGGTTTTAAGATTTAAGCTTGGTTCGAGCTATGCAGCACTAAGCGGTGTCGCGGATGGGAATAGTAGGTTCGTACTACGAAAAACAGCAAGCAAGATTCAGCTCGATACTGAGACGGGTCACGCTGAGGCTGTATATAACGGTGACGTCGAGGCAGGTACTGACATTAAGCTTGGGTCAGATGGTACTGGTAACAACCAAATAAACGGAAGTATTAAAGGGTTCGAATTTCTAAAAGGCGCAATCACAGATGCAGAGGTAGCAGCCTATGTTAACAGTTAATTTGAAATTCAAAGATAAAGAAGAAGCTGTTACTTACTTACTTTCAAAAGGGTGGAAGGAATCAGAAAGCGCAATTTACAAAGATGGTTGTGATTGCGTAATTGGGCTAAATGTAACTAAAAAGACAGGGGTAACAATAACCGATAAAGATGGCTATGAATACGAAGAATCACTACTGGTTGATGGTTATCACGTTAACCTGCTGGTAAGAGAGTCTGATTTTGGATTTTATCACGGGGAAAATTTAAAGGTAAATTCACCTTCGTTTAAGTGGGCGGGGTTTTAAAATGACAACTAGAAAATTTTATGCTCAACAGCAAAAGAGGCTTGTTTACCAGTCTTTCGAAATACACCATCCTGCCGTTGGTTTTATTCGTTATGTTGGCGGTGCTTATTTCCCTAAAACACTGACAATAAAATCAGGCGATAAAATCGTATTCCAGCCAATACAAATGAAAGTTGGTCTCCCCAGCATGGGAGAATTCAACACCTTGTCGATGAAAATTGAAATAGGAAGGGTTGGTACTGAGGTTAAGAAAAATCTAACCATGATCAACGATTACAATCTGGCAAATCCGAACACAGAGACGACGCCATTTATTTACAGGCAGTTCACCGACGGGTTCGAGACAGCAAGATTTAGCATGTGGGTTAAAGATATTTTGATCGACGGGCAAAACGTTGCCATATCAGCATCAGATGACAATCCTTCTGCAATAAGCGTCGCTGAGCTGGCAACAGTTGAAAGGTTCCCAGGGTTGGAGGTGCTGTCATGAATCAAGATGATTTTATATCGATGGTTATTGGTAAGCCGTGGGTTAACAGATCATCAGGCCCATACTCATACGACTGCTGGGGTTTAGTAATCAAGTCGTTCGAATGCATAGACGGGATAACGCTTCCTACGGTCGCGGGATATATAGAGAAGGAAAAAACGCACGTTGCCGCACCCGCAGAGGCAGAAAAAGACTGGTGGATTCAATCAGACGGTTCAGACGGCGATGTGGCATGCTTCTACAATCACAAAGGTAGGTTTATGCATGTTGGTCGCGTCCTAGCTGGCGGCGTTGCCCACTCTTCTGGTTTGGAAGGGGTTGGCGCGGTAAAATGGGAGCCTAAGAAAGTGGTTTCAGATAGATTCCACAAAACAGAGTATAGAAAATATGCCAATAATTAGACACTTTGATGCTGCTGAAGGGACTTCTCCAGTATTTTTCAAGGAAGTAGACAACGGAACTTGCTTGCTAGACTTCCTGATCGCAAACTTTGAACCTAATTTCGGAGGGCTTTCGGCAAGCATTTACGTTAACGGCTCTATACTTTACGACACTAAAGATGGCGGAAGCGGAGAGGAGTTGGATTTAAAGTCTGATTTCATTCTAGAGCCCGTGGATAGGATTGACATAATAACGCACCAGGGCGTTGAGAGCATCATATACTACGCGATAGTAGCGATAGCCGCTGCTGTTGCCGCGATAGCTTTAGCTCCATCGGTTAACCCTGGAAATGCCGAGTCACAAGGCTCAAGCCCAAACAGCAAGCTAAACGCTGCAACTAACGAGTTTAGGCCAAACAGAGCCCTTGCTGAGGTTTTTGGATCACCAGTTAGCTATCCTGATTTCATTCAGCTGTCTTGGTACGTTTACGAAAACAATCTTAAAGTTCAGCGTGAAATGTTCTGCGTGGGGGTTAGCGCTTACGACATAACAAAGGTTAGAAGCGGCGAGACTTTGCTTGAATCGATACCGAACTCGAGCTATACGATTTACGGCCCTAACATTATTCCACCGCCTGAACAGAGGATAATTGTTCGTGAGACTAACGAGATAACATCTCAGTCGATGGAAGCGCCCAACGCTGAATCAATAGCGGGCACCTTTGATGGTGGAGATGATGTTATTTCGTCTACCACAGGAGAGAGCACGATCATAATTGGAGAGAGCAACATTGAAAACATGGTTGTTTCTGTTGGAGCATATCTTAGAGTAAAAATTACCGAGAAAGTTATAGCTTCGGGCATTCCATCTTATACAGTTGTTCTTGATGGTTTTTGGCAAGTTACCGAAATGGTCGGGACAAACTCTGTAAAAATGGCAACGGGATCGACATATAGCAGCACAGCAGGATCAACATCTGTTGTTGATACGGAAATAACCGACTCTTCAGGTGAGCAACCGACATGGGTGGGTTGGTATTCTGTCAACGGTAGCGCAGTGGAAGAGGTTTGGTTTCACATTGCAATGCCGAGGGGATTAAGAACTCAAGAAGGTGGGCAGTTAAGAATTAACTTCACTATGGAGATTCGACAAGTTGACGAAGACGGAAACCCTATTGCTATGGGCTACACTGACACCCTTGACGAATCCGTTGTTGATAGCACTCTAGACCCCCAGTTCAGAACTTACTATTTCAAAGGATTGCCGCTTGGAAGATACCAAGGAAGAGTTAAAAGGACTAGCAACGAAAGAAACGATGCATCAAGCGAGGCCATAGAGTTAGAGCAGCTTGTAAGCGTTGAGTACCAAAAAGATCCAAATTACGGAAACGTAACGCTGCTATGGGTAGAAAGAAAGGCAAGCGAGAGAATTGTAGGCGGAAGCTCATCAAAGATAAACTTAGATCTTACTAGAAAGCTACCTTATTTCAACCGTTCAACTGGGCTACTTGAGATTGATAACCTAGTCGATACTAGAGATTTCGCTGACGCAGTAGCTTATACGCTAATCGTAGCGGGAAAGAGAGACCCATCATTAATAGACTTGGCTGGGCTTTATGCGATTAACGACTCTTTGCCTCCAGAGTTGAGAACTTTCGATTTCACTTTTGATGACAAAGATGTGTCTATGGGCGAGAGGGTTAAGACGATTTGCGATGTTGCTAGAGTCGTTCCTTTCAGGGCTTATCAAGATTGGTTCTTTGAGCGCGATCAGAAAAAGCCATTCCCGGTCGCTCTATATAACAGGCGTAATATAAGTAAAAACTCGTCACCTAAGCAGGTGTTTAAGCAGTTTTTGCCAAGCGATAAGGACTCTGTATCACTTACTTACGTTTCTCTTCCAGACAACGTTGAGAGAACTGTTTACAGGTCGATAAAGAGCGGGGCTATATCGAATACTGTTGGCACATATCCTAAAGAGATAAAGCTGCCAGGCTGTCAGTCTATCGAGCAGGCAAACAATCGAATAGATGTTGAGTTCAGAAAGGTTCTTTACTCAAAAAGAACTGCCGAAGTTGAGATTCTTCACGATGGTTTTGCTGGAAAAATAACGGACAGGGTTAGATTTGCAGACATAAACGATGCAGAGATATTTGACGGCGAGGTGTTAGATATATTTGGGGATGAATATTTGACTAGCGAATCCTTCAGCCCTGTTGCGGGTAAAAGCTATTTCGTACAGATAACCAATGATGACGGTGAGTTAACCAATCTTGTTCAGTGCCTACCTTTGTCATACACAAGTAAGGGTTTCAAAGCTGTTGGTCTAAACGGTGGTTACACTGCTGACGGCAATATAATACAACTTGGAAGCCGATACATCATAGCAACAGATGGTGATTACAAAGAGACTGATTACATAATTACAGATATACAGACATCAGACGACAGAACTATGACTGTGTCACTGGCTGCATACAATGATAAAATATACGAAATGGACAACTAAATAGGCATGATGCCGAAATCAATAGGATAAAGCATGGCTAACGATAATTTTGATTTACCAAGACCAAAAGACCCAGTCCCAAGCGCAACAAGCGCCGTTATTAATGACAACGCCAAGGTATTGGATTACGTTGTTAACGGAACGGGATCGGTAATAACAAGAACAGGAAGAACAATAAAAACGGTAGAGCAGGCTATTAGTGATTTGGATTGGTCGCCTGTTGGGTTATTTGCTGACGGAGTTACATTCACCAAAATTAGCGACTTTGCAATTGATGCGTTTGGTGTCGAATGGGTTTACATAGGCCCAGACCAATACCCTAAAACAGTACCACCCGCAACAGTTCCGACAGAGACTAATTACAAGGTTGTTCATGTTGGCTCATTGCAACAATTATCAGGACTGGAAGAACCAAGCAAGCTGGATACTATCTACACCAGAACATTTGACACCGTTGCAGACATGGCTGCAGAAACTGGGTTAACGGTAGGTTTATTGGTAAAAACAAAAGATTACTACGCTGCTGTAGATGGTGGAGGTGCTGAATATGTGGTGTCAACATCAAAAGATTTATTTGGTGTGCCTCTAGCTACTGGTGGGCTATTCGCTAACCCTCAAAGCATAATAAGCCCTAGGCAGATAGGATGGAATGAAGAGGGAGGAGAGGACAACTATAATCTATTGGATAGCTATTGCAAAGAGGGCTATGCGGTAAACAGCTATGACTCTATATATTCATTGAAGTACTTCTATACTCAATGGGAGGCTGGAAACTCGTTCCCTATTGCTTTTGCTGGAGATTCAACTACTGACGGAGCAACAACCACAGGACATGTGGCCAGCTTTATAGCCGCTCAAAATGCGAATGTATTCACCAACGCTGTTACTATAAATGAAAGCCCGAATGCTTACTGTGCAGAGATAGAGCGACAAATAGGCCTTGTTAACTCTAAAGCAACAAGAAGAGTTTATAACGCAGGCATGGACTCGTGGTCATTGCGAGATGGCGTTACTTATCTCAATGCTCAAAAGGCGTTTCATCGCACTTTTTATGGGTTTGCTAGCGGCTTGTGCAACGTTGATTTCTCAGATGTTAAAGGGATAGTGTTTGCGTGGGGTGTTTCTGACATTATAGAAAGCACAGTAAATGAGATATTGGCGTCTTATGAGTACAAAATGGAGCTGTTAATCACAGAGTGCTTCGAGCGAGGAGTTCAGCCGTTCATATCTAATCCTGTTATATCGCAACAGAGGGTTGGCAGCACTATCTTAGGTAGAGATAACGATGAGCTAATATCTGTTATAGAAGCTATCAACGACAAGCTGTCAAAAAAATACAATTTAGAAGTGTTTAGCCTTAGAACACCATTAGAAACTTACGCAGAAAACGCCTTTGAAACTGCTGGAGGATACACCGAAGTGATGGTACCCCTGCCTGATGGGGTGCATCCTAACGATAAAGGGCACAGGATGATAGGTAGTTATTTTACCAGTGAGATGTGCAAATTGGTAAAATCACTGGATGGTGGTGAGGCTTTCAAGTTCCCAGCAGCGAACCCTTATCTTGTGACACCTAGCAACGTTGATGCACAGGAAAATTGGCTATTGGTTAATAACAGTGAAGTAGTAACGAGATCATCGTACTATTACAGCTATATAGCCCCGACTAGCTCTCAGTTCCTGTATTACATAAATATTTACTGTTCCACCCCTATGAGCTTGAATTACGATATGCTGTCTAAGGGCGCAAGCTCGACTAGTGAAGACAACGCCCCAAAGGTGACGATCACGAACCAGCCTGACAATATCAGCAGAAGCAAGGCATTAAGAACAGACTACGACGGTGTAAATAATGTATCAGGTTCTAGCTACTTAATAGGTAGGCTGGATGTTGGATTGAATACTGTGATGGTTGAAGCGCCGAAAACTCCGCTTGGAAATACTTACATGGGGTGCTTAAGGGCTGAGCCAATGACTTCCAATAACAAAATTTTAAGCAATAGAAACGAGACAGGGAATACTTCTTATCAAAACAATTACCCGAACGTAGAATGGTTGCAGAATTCAATAAATAGAATCTGGTCTGCTAGAAATTTCAAAACGGAGAATTACGCCTTCTCCAACATTGGCACTGACAGGCGCATCAAGTTTAATGCCAATACATTGAACAACAGGGATATACTTTTTAATGGTGGAAGATCGTTCAACGACTATGATCGATTTGATTTGGTTAGATTTAATGGAGCTGCCGTGAAGGTGATAAGAGTTACGACAGCG